TAGAACGATTATATTGTTCTGATAATAAATTAACTTCATTAGAAGGAATAGAAAAACTAGTTGATCTAAAAATATTAAGTTGTTATAATAATCAATTAACTTCATTAGAAGGAATAGAAAAACTAGTTAATTTAAAAGGATTATGGTGTTATAATAATCAATTAACTTCATTAGAAGGAATAGAAAAACTAGTCAATTTAGAAATATTAGATTGTTATAATAATGATTTTTCCAAAGAATATTTGGAATATTTAAAAGATTATTGTCTAAAAAATAAAATAAAATTAATATGATTAAAAAATATAATCAATATATTAAAGAATCAAGAGAAGATATTGATAAATTTCGCCTTCTCTGTAATCTTTCACAACAGAAATGACCAAAATAATTTTTGAATGGTTAAGAAAGGTCGGAAAGGCGAAAGTAAATTGGAGAGTCGAGTTAAAAAGATTCGTCGCTAATATATATGATGAACTTGATTATATGTATTCTAATAGAAGATTTATTTGGCAGGATATGCATTTACCAGGGCCACATCCATCAGACAAATCAACATATCAAAATGTTGTCGTGGCGATTGACACATCGGGTTCGATTTCAGATGATAGTTTAAATAAATTTGCCGCGGAATTATTGAAATTATTTAAACTTTATAGTGTATTGAATTGTTATGTAATATGGTGTGATAATGACATTACATCTGTTCAAATATTCGAAAAAGCGGATAAGAGTTTTAAAATAGATAAACTTAAACCAAAAGGTGGAGGCGGAACAAGTTTTAAACCGCCATTTAAATGGGTTCAAAATAACATATTGAAAAAAGGCAAAATCCCTGCTTTTATGGTTTATTTCACAGATGCTTATGGTGATGCACCAAATATAGGTGAATATTCTATAAAATCATATGCTAATAGAGTATTGTGGGTAATAACTAATAACGATCAAGCTTCAAATATTAAATTTGGAAAAAGAATATTTATAGATAAAATACTCGAATGACTTGGTAATTTTGGTAATTCAATTAATTTATTACTATAACACCATAATATTTCTAATGTATCTGGTAAATCAGGTAATTCAATTAAATTTTGATTAGATAAATTTAAAAAAGTAATTACGTTTTCAAATAGTTTATATTTTTTAATGTATTTCACAAGTTATATTTTTTTGCTAAATATGGTCAATTTTTTCTTATTCTTATATATTATTTTTTTTATGATAAACTTTTTATATATTTGTATATAATAATAATTAATGAAAGAATTAGATATTTATACAGATTGTTCTGGATCTTTAAATGATTTTGGTATATCTATTGTTGTCATTGACAACGATGAAGAAAGTATTCAAAATTACAAAACAAATACAGAGTCTTTAAACCATGAATTTAAAACTTTAGATGAATGTGGTAGTACCACAATCGGCGAATTATATGCTATATACAAATCGTTATCTAATCTTATGGTAAAGAAAGAAATAAAAAATCATATTAAAATCTATACCGATAATGAAAGTATTTTTATGTTATTAAATGGTGTATCTAAATTAAGAAATTGGAAAAAAAATAAAGACAATGACTCATTATTACACATCTTATATTCAAGATGCATGCGCGTTTTAAATGAACATAAAAATATCGAAGTTCTTTTTATAAAATCTCATATAGGTATATATGGCAATGAAGTAGCAAATATTTATGCCCAGTCGATTAGAAATGATGGGTTAGAATATAAAAAAGGTAAAAAAAAATATAATGTTCCGCCTTTAGATAGAGTTAATAGTTTTATTTCAATTTTTAAAAAATTATCTTAAAATTTTTTTATTTAAATAAATATTTGTAATTTTGTAATGTAATATAAAAAATATAAAAACTATGAAAACAAAAATTAAATTGAAGAAACGTAATATCGATTTTATGATCTGTACACTTACAGAAAAAGTAATATTTGAAGATATTTCTAAAAAAGAAAGGAAAACAATAAAAAATATTCTCAAAAAACTCGGAGATTATGAAGATCTGTAAAGTTTGTGGGAATTTTATTCCGGAAGGAAGAATTAAAGCTATACCAAATACACAAACATGTATTGATTGTTCAGACACTGATAAAAAAAAGGATTTCACAGTCATTACAGGTAAAACAACATATTCTGAAATAGATATTGTTGATGATCATATATATAATGTTCTTAATAATTTTGATAGAAAAAAATATTCAGAAATTAATTAAAATAATTTTTTATTTCAAAAACTTTTTATAATTTTGTAATATAATTAAAAAATAATAAAAAGGAATAAAAATGGAAAAAATTGACATTTTTAATATAATATATAAAAATATGAAAAACATGAATCACAAATATTATAATGATTGTATTATTAATGATAAGCTAAAAATGCTGATTGGATGAACTATGTTTATTTAACATAACGAAACCCCAATCAGAAATGACTGGGGTTTTTTGTTTTAATATTGTTGTTTGAAAAATTAAAAGTCGACGAGTAGGGACAATCCAGACCTGTAAAATCTTATTAGGATGTTCGAAACAGTACTTTGGATAGTTTGATATAAAAACGGCGTGTATCACCTCTCTCTGATAAGGAGTTGAAAGTGTAACTGGTCACATGATGGTTCGACTCCATTCTCGCCGACAAATTGTTTTTTGATTTAATGAAACGGCAAGGTGCTCGAGTGGTCCAAGGGAACCGCCTGCAAAGCGGCATTATGATCGTGGGTTCGAATCCCACCCTTGTCTCATCAATAAAAATAAATTGTTCTTTGAAATTTTGTAAAAATATTAACTTTGTTTGGAAAGTTTCTTCCGAAAGGAAGAGAAGAATAATGTGATGCGAGTCACAAAAGAGGATGGGTGTCACACCCACCTACCAATATCCAAATGGAAATTGGATCATCCAAAAAAGCATCGTCTTATCGCATCCAAGTGCGATCTTCGCTTACCATGCGGAGATAAGATGGAAGAACGTTACTGGTTCTTTGGAAAGAATATATGGGGTAAGCCCCTACATAGAAATGTGTTGGTAAGGAGCCTCATTAATTAGGGATTGACACCCCGACGCCAGTTGGTCAAACGTCCCATTATCCGATTAGATAAGATGTAGTTAGTCTGTTCAAACACACCAAAGCAAGAGCTAACTAACAATTCCAAAGATGAAGGGTAATTCCGGAATCTTGAAGAATCACACAGTAGAGCTAGTAACTCGAAACGTATTGTGTGTGTCGTGTATTTTGTACCTCAAAAGGGTATGAATCACAAGAGTAGGCACCACACGGTGACATAGTAAATTTGCTTAATGGTAGAGCAATTCCATTTTAAGGAATAGGTTGTTGGTTCAAATCCATCATTTATTAACAGGAAAGACCTACTCAACGATAAACGGAAAGTCGTTTAATTCTCAACATCTTCGGATGAATTGAGAGTCTGGAAAGCCCCAAGCTGGAAGGATTTGGTTGAAAAATGCACCTAATGGTTTAGCGACCATGTACTGTGGAAACACAGAGGGTAATTGGAAAGCCGAATATGTTTATCGGGAAAAGTTGAGTCTCCAACTATAAAAAGGCAACGTCGTCGATAGACCTCTTTTGAAGAGGTGGATAAGTTGGGAACCGCTGGCGGGAGTCGGTAGGATAATACAACAAAGGTATCGATATCAAGGATGTAATCTCAGTCCTTTTAAAAATAAATGGGCTTTAGGTCAAACGGTTAAGATGTATCCCTGTCACGGATCACGGAGCGAGTTCAACTCTCGTAAGGCCCGCTGTAGTTCTGGGTAATTTGAAATGTCAACCCCCATAGTTCATTGAAATAATGGCTCGTTAGCTCAGTAGGTAGAGCAGCAGACTGTAAGTAATTGCAGCTTATATGAGTGATCATATTTGAAAAATCGGATGAACTCAGGGAAACCTTCACTCATTAAAAATGGGTATGGTAATCCTGATCCAAGCTCAAAGAAGGTCAAATTATGTATTTGAGAAGGAGCAGAGACTAAAAGGTGAGAAAACCAATCAATAAACCTTTACAAGCGTCCGACATCTTATAAAAAGATGATGATATAGTCCACCCTATAATGAAAATTATAGATAATGTGTAATCTGTTGGTCGTAGGTTCGACCCCTACACGAGCCGCAAAAAGAGGGAAAGTAACGGCACTGGTCTGTAAAACCAACCTGCTCAACAAATCGTCGTAGTGGACTTAGCAGTAAGTGAGTTCGAATCTCACCTTTCCCACAAAAATTATTAATAAAAAAGAATTATGAATTTTAAAGAAAGTGAATCTGGTAAGATTGTTGTGGATGCTTTAATCGAAAGTAAAAAAATAACAGAATTAAAAAATGAAAGAATAAAAGAATATGAAATGATTCCCAAATATTGCATTCTTTGCGGGAACATACTAAGTTAGAAAATATTACACAAAAAGTAATGAAAAAATTTTAATTGAAGTCACATCTTGGTATTCAAAAAATGGTATTCCAGAATTACCATTAGATGTGATAACACAAAAAATTTTAGAATTGGTTCCAATTGACATGACTGAAGATATGATAGTTCCTAAATTTTCTACATTAACAGAAAAAAGTGAATTGGCTTTCAAATGTTCTTTTTTAGAAACAGTTTCACCTTATTATGAATATTCTGTGTGGGGGTGTGGATTTAGTAAAATAAAAAGATTAGGAACCATAGATGATTATAAATTAATGATAACAACATTAAATAAAATTCAGGATATTATTCCGGATTTTAAAGTATATTTCAAAACTTGTATTGAAACAATTGAAGAAATCATAAAAGAATGGGATAATAAATATTTTTGGAGTTATATATGTTGGACTGATCATGGTTATGCAATGCATGATGTTGATGGTTGGTTTACTAAATTTTATAGAAAATATAATGGAAAACCAAAAAGTGTAACATCCTTTTCAAAACATATAACAAAAGTAGATTATTTACATGGTGACATAAATTATACGATGTATATGGGATTGTTAACTTCTTCATATGAAGATGGTTGTTATGTTCCAGAATTTACAAAAATTATAACAAAACAAGAGAAAAAAGAAAAGTAATTGTAAGAGGATATATCGCACTAATCGTTATAAAAACGAAAGTGAGGAAACTCAGCCAACCGTTGCTTAAAAGTAGGAGATTAAAAATCGTTAATACTACTGAGGGTTAAACTCAAAAAGGTCTTACCATTCCGGTATAGTGGGTGAGCAACACGAAAAGACAAGGTAGAGGACAATAGACAAATGATATAATAAAACAGAAGGCCGGTTACGCTCAACAACTACAAAGTTTCAAAAAATCTGACCATTTTGATCAGGTTTTTTTATTAACAAAAAAAATAAAATATTATGGGAGCTTTAGAAGAAAGAATCAAACAAGAAAATGAAATTTTGAGAAAAATTAAACGTGAAATCATCAAATGCGCAAAGAAAGGTGAATTACACTATTATTGGGAAATAACAGGGTTAAGTGATTCCACGGTTAAAAGTATAGTAAAGGAATTAGAATCTGATGGAAAGTATGTTAATAGTAAAGGAATGAATTTTAAAATAGTGAGATGGTGAAAAATTGACTTTTTTTATTTAATATATATAAAGAAAATAAAAAATATGAGAGTTAGAAGCGGTTTTGTGAGTAATAGTAGTAATTCATCTTTCATAATAATATATCTTCCGGATAATTTTGATCCTGAAGTTTATATCGATTATATTAATGAAAAAAATAAAAAAAAGACTTTTCCGAAATCAGTAGTAAATGATTTAAGACAATTAGTTAAGAAAGGACATGTAAATGAACAAAACGATTGTGAAGATTATTATGAATTATATGATGCTGTTTATAAATTGAATATATTTCAAGGAGAAACTAATGAAGAATGTGGGTATATTCAAGCCGTAAAGAAAAAATATTTTGAAAAGTTGAATAAAATTGATGCTGAATATAATACAGATAAGATGAAACAGGCGACATTAGAAATTAGAGAAAAAAGAGAAAAAATGAAATTGAAATATAAACATATAGATCCCTATGGTGAAGAAGATTGGGAGGTAGAAGAATTAAAAATAAAAACATTATATGATTTTATGAACGAATCATTTGAAAAAAAATCTAAATAAAACAAAAATTAAAAAAAAATATTAATATATAAATAAAAAAAATAATTAAAAAGAATATGACAAAATTAGAAAATCTTTTAAATTTCGATGATTTCGAAAAAAATTGGAAATCAAAAGAACAAAAATCAACGAAAAGAACTGATGTCGGTGTTGATGTTTTGAACGAAAATTTATATATGAAGGTTATGGATCAAGAAGCATCTGGTTGGAAAGGTAATCTTGAAAAATTTATAGCTAGCATTAAAAAGGCTATTGAAGAAAATCAAGTTAAGGATATTAAAATAACTGATAATTCAGTGACTTTTAGTATTCGTGGACGTAAACATAAAATAAATAAAGAAAATGGATCCATTACACTGTGGAGAACAAAGGCCACAGCTTTCAGAAAAACTACAACTGATGAAGCGGGTAGAGTAAGAGAGGAAAGAAAACGTCAAAAAACCAGAGAACAAGTTGAAGTCAATATTCCTATCAATAAAGCCGATGCTAATCAGATTTATAATGATTTGAAAGAAAAAACCGATGACGAATAATAAGTCATTTATGTACATAATTTAAGATTTGGGTCCTCTCTCTAATGCGTCCATTTCTTTTTCACCGAATCATGAAATATTGATTCGGTTTTTTATTGTATAAACTTTTATATAATTTAATTATAAATGTGTGAATGGAAATAAATAAAAAAATAACAAATTCTATTGATCAAATGATATCTGATGCTATGTTGGAGATTCAGTATTATGGTGAATTTTGTCAATTTATTAATTTTAAAAAATCAATTAGAATAAAAACATGTGGGGTTACAGTCGACATTCAAGGAATGCGTTTTTATTATAATGATGAATTTGTAAATGGATTGGATCAAGAAGAAATGAATTTTATTATGTTACATGAAATATTTCATCTTCTTTGGGATCATCAAACTAGGGAACGTCGATGTGGATATGATCATGATTTGAGTAACATGGTCCAAGATATGATAATAAATCAAGTTATCAATACAGATATTATTTTAAGAATGGAAGAATCAAATAAAAGAGAACATCGCAATTTATCTTTTGCTAAAATACCTGTTAATAAAGAATCAAATAAAATTTGGGTTCTTACAATGCCGAAAGAATATAAAGGTAAATTGATCTATGAAGACATGTATGAATGGATATTTGAAGAAAAGAAAAAATATGACGAATGGAAAAATAATTGTAAATGCGATAAAGATAAAAAATGTATATGTAATAGAGCCGATGGTAAAGAATCATGCGAGTGTGGAAATTGTCCAGTAAGCGATTATCTAAGAAAATTATTTGACCAATTAGAATTAGGTATTTTAGATTTTTTAGATAGTCATTTGCCGTCAGATATGCCTGAAGATTTCAGAAAATCAATTATAGAAAATATTAAAAATAATTTAAGAAATAGAGGATTTGAAACAGCAGATATATTATCAACCATAGGTAAATTAACAAAGTCCAAAAAAGATTATATTAAAAGTATAAAAATCTGTATTAATGAATTATTTGGAATACATAAAGAAAAATCAATAACTAAAAAAAATAGAAGATCTATTAATGGTGTTAAAGGCAAAAAAAAAGGAGCCTTCGCATTATCTGTTATTTTAGATGTTTCTGGATCTATGGAATCTTATTTTGAAAAAGCTTTATCATATATTTTTCAAAATGATATAATTGTTCAACTTTTACAAATAGACACTGAAGTTAAATCGCATACCACTGTCAAAAATAAAAGAGAGATGCAAAAAATAAAAATATGTGGTTTAGGAGGCACAACAATTTCACCAGCTATACAATATGTGGTAAATAATAAAAAATTAAAGAAATTAAATCTTTTAATTCTTACAGACGGTGAAACAGATATATTAGATTTTAGGGGGTTTAATAATAAATGTATGATTTTAAGCACTCATAAAAAATGTGAAACTATAAATATAAGTGGATGCAAAATTAAACAAATTGTGATTAAAGACTAAAATCATTTTTTTTATTCTTTTTAGAATTAATATATCTTTTCGTAATACATAAATTTGAAATATCGCCTATATCAAATGGATCTAAATTATTCTCATAACCATAAAAAATACTTATTTTGTGATCTATTGTTGGATAATAACCGTCGCTCGGTTTTAAAAGAAAATTTTTTATTATATGTTCTTTATCATAAAAATCATAACCATTCCACATTTCAAAAAGTTCCTTTTGATTTTTTCTAGTGATACTCCAAACTTTATTTTTATATTGATAAAAATCAGTTTGTTCATCGTAGGATCTTATGAATCCACTTAATATTTTAGATTTTATTGAACTATCAATAGCTTTTTTATGAGTTTCTGGTAAAATAAAATTTACTTTTACTCCAAACCTTTCATACATTGTTTTTTCTCTCTTTTTCTTATTTTCTTCTAATTTTGAAGTATTATCGACTCCGTATTTTTCAATAAAATATTGTTTTAATTGTTCATATTTTTCTTTCGATTGAAGGGGATAATCAGAACCATATTTTATATTATTTGTTTTTTTAACTTTCTCTTTAGAACACAATTGACTACAAGCATAATAACCACCATTTAATATATTTTCATTATATTTTTGATAACTTATATTTTTAATTTTTCCACAAATATCACATTTTGTTTCAATTCTGTGGGTTGAGCATATTGGCAGATCTTCAATTTTAGCCAACAATTCTTTTTTATTTTTGACATCATATCCTTTTAATATATAATAATTTATATTTCTATTGGTTATTTTTACCATAACTTCTTTATTTATTATCATTTATATTTTTTATTTTTTCAAATTCTTTTTTAATTAAATTTTCAATCCACTCATTTAATTTCAACGTATTTTCTTTTGAATATTTTTTCAATTCTCTATGGAGATTTTCATCTATTTTTAATGTTTTTGATTTTTTCATAAACTAAATTCTTTTTTTTATTATATATTAAATAAAAAAAGTGGAAAAAAGTAGAAAATGGAAATAAATTATTTCGATTTTTTAAGAATGTATCCTGACATAATTATTGAAAATTTTGTTGATAAAATAGATTTCATCAATTATATTGAAATTTTACACAAAAAATGTATAGGAAAGAAACCTTTGATTAAAATTGATCAAAATAAATTATCAGAAATAGTATATAATGGAAAAACAAATAAAGATAATCTTGATATATTTAAAAATGAAATAAAAATAAATATATATGACGATACTATAATTATCATATTACATACAGATAAAAGAAGATTGTTCTATTTTAATGACTCAAATGAGAGATTCGGTCAATTTTATATATCTGGTAGATTTAATTTATTTTTAGATTCAAAATTTTATTATCTAAATAATAATGAAATAAAAAATATAAAAAGAAGTTTATTAATCGACAAATGCTTGATATAGATGGTGATATATTTTATATTAATAATGATAATCTTTTACATAGAGAAGATGGTCCTTCTATTGAGTTCAAATCTGGAATTAAATGGTGGTTAAAAAACGGAAGACTTAATAGAGATGACGGACCAGCAATTTTAAATAAAAAATATAAAGAATACTGGGTTAATGGACACAGGGCGAATGAAGAAGAAATTAAAAATATAAAAAGAAATTATTGGATTAGAAAAATGATATGATAAGTGAAGAAAAATTAAATAAACTATCGGAAAGAGAAAGACTCTATATGGAGATATTATTGAGTGGAAATTCTCTTTATTTAAGAGGCAAACCTGGTATGGGGAAATCAGCTATAAGTTTATCTATTACTAAAAAAATCGGAATTAAACATTTAGATAAAAGACTCAGTCAAATCGATGAAACAGATATTGGATTATATCCTGTGTTAAATGATGCTTATTCAAAATTAGAAAAAATTGGAAAACTAAAAGATCTAGGATATTTGACAATCGAAGAATTCGAAAATATGAAAAAATCACTGCTGAAAAATATAAAAAATGGTCAAGTTGAATTATTACATTTTGCAATTCCAGACTGGGCTTTTAGTGCCAATGTAGAACCAACTTTAATACATCTAGAAGAACTAAATCGAGCTAATTTACATGTTAGAAACGCAGCACTTCAACTTCTCAATGAAAGACAGATAGGCGATTTAAAATTGAATGATAATGTTTATTTAATGTCATCTGGTAATCTTGGTGAAACCGATGGAACAGAGGTGGATGAAATGGATTTAGCATTGAGCAATAGACTCGTCATACTAGATCACGACCTACCATATGAAGAATGGATTAGTGAATATGCTCAGTATCACGTATGGCATGTAATAATAGATTATATTAGAACAAATGCTGGCGAATATTATAAAATGCCAAACGATAAAGAAATTAGATATGCTTCACCAAGAAGTTGGACAAATTTATCAAAATTTATAACATATAAATTCGGTAAAAATCCTAAATTGGATGAAGTTATACCACTATTAATGAATCATGGATGCGGTAGAGGATTCATAGGCAATAGTATAACCAATTTCATAAGATATTGTCAAGATATATCAAACATAAATATAAACGATATTCTTATGAGATGGGAAGACGTAAAAGATGATGTTTCTAAATTTCATAGATCCAGAATTTCTGAATTGATAGGTAATTTAAAATATATGGATTTAACGAAATTAAAAAAGAATGAGATCGATAATTTATTGAATTTTTTAGATTCTCTTAGGGGAAATGGAAACGATGATGAATTGACTAGTTATATTATACATTTATTGGATAATACTGATATCGAGAAAAATTATGAAATTCATAAAGTAATAATTAATAGATTTAAAGAAAAAGTTAAACAATTAGAAAAATACACGAAAATTTAAATATTCTTAATTCCAATCCTCTTCACCATAAGGATCTTCTAAAGTTATTATTTTTTTAGGCTTTAATGAGTCTATTAATTTTTTTTCTGATTCAGTTAAATTGGATAATATTTCTAGTTTATCACAACCATAAATATTAAAAATTTTTCCTTTTGTGCTTCTTAAAGCCAAGCGTATTGGTTGGTCTTGTTGAAGACTTATTAAAACTGACGCGACTTCAATGTTTTTTAATACTGTTTTATCACATACATGAATATTTATTGACTTTTTATATAATAATCTATCCAATATTCCCTTAGCTTTAACAATATCGTATTTATCATATAACTTATATACGTATATTACATTTTCACCATCTTCAATGTTTTCATTTAATTTATCATAAGTCAAAATATATTTCATTTATTTATATATTATTTTTTTATTTCATAAACTTTTATTAATTTTGTATTTATAAAATAGAAAAAAATGACATTTTTATTATAATATATAAAAATACTAAAAAATAAAAATTATGAACTTTCGAATAGAATATATGATACAAGAACAAATGCAACAGATCAAAAATCTGATTGGGTATGCTGTGTGATAACTATAAGATTGTTATAATATAACCCCAATCAGAAATGACTGGGGTTTTTTGTTTAAATGCTCCCATCGTCTAAAGGTAGGACAAAAGCTTTTCATACTTTAAATGCGATTCGCTGGGAGTACAAAAATTAAAAAAAAATGAAAAAAATAGAAAGAAAAGATTTCTGATTATCATAAGTAAAGAAAAATTGTTCATTGACATATTGAAATAAAATTTTTGGGGAAAGTGGGTCGATGTAGTCGAATCCAAACTCAAAAAATGCCGATGTGGGCGGAGTTGGCTATCGCATGTGAATCATAATCACAACACGTCGCTGGTTCGAATCCAGCCATCGGTACATTGCTCCTTAGCGCAACTTGGTTAGAGCTAGTGGTTTTGAGCCACAGGGTTGGAGGTTCGAGTCCTTCAGGAGCAGCACAGTTTCTTGATGTAACGGAAGCATATAATTTTCTGAAAATTATTGTCTTGGTTCAAATCCAAGAGAAACTACTAAATAATATTAAAAAATAATTGACCTTTTATTCATTTCGATCTACGAATTTAAAACTTTTTACACTGTATAATATATAACATTAAAAATTTTTGGAAACATAGTAATTATGAAAAAATTATTTATTATTTTATTTATCTTAACTTCTTTTATATTAAACGCTCAAACAAAAGGAACGTTCATTGATATACGTGATAATAAAACATACAAAACTATCAAAATAGGTGATCAAATTTGGATGAATGAAGATCTAAAATATAATGATACTACATTATATAACTATCAAGTGATTATGAACGGAACAAAACCAGATACAAATCAAATCAAAGGGATTTGTCCATATGGTTGGCATGTACCAAATGTAAGTGAATGGTATAAATTATTAATAACTGTTGGAAGACAAAATGCTTCTGAAAAATTAAGAGATTATAATGGATTTCACGCATCTATGAATGGTAGATATAATTTTGATAAAAAATTGTTAGAAAATAAAGGAAGTCATTCATATTACTGGACATCAACTGAAAGAGATCAAAGTACAGCTTGGGTATATTTTATATATGAAATGGCACCATCTGTAAATAAAATAGATGGTGATAAAAATTTCGGATATTCTTTAAGATGTATAAAAAATTTTTAAAAATAATTTTTTAAATCAAAAAATAAATTCTATATTTGTATTATAAATATGGTTCATTGAAATTTTGAAAAATATATAGCGGGATAGTCTAATGGTAGGATCCTAGGCTCATAATCTAGAGAATGGTAAAGTCCAGTTGGAGGTTCGATTCCTTCTCCCGCAACTAAAAGGTGTTTTTTGTTTTAATGTAGCTAATGCAAAGATATCAGGGCAAGACCTGATGCGAGGGTATGATGTCGAAGTCATATCAAACAAAAATCTAGAGGGTGTAGCAAATCCCTTACATTAAAACAAAGAAAGTCTAGACCACCTTAAAATATACGGTCTGGTATGTCAATGGTTAGACGGCAATTCTTATAAAATTGAGGTTGGTGGTTCAAGTCCACCCCAGACTACGATATGATAAAAGTTCAAGTTGTAAAAAACGACTTTTTTATTTTAATATATAAAATAAAAAAGGAACATTATGGAAAAAAATGAAATAAAAAATAAAATTTTAAATTCAAAGTCTAGAACTGAAGCTAGTAAAAAAATATTCAATTATTCAAATAGAACAACCTTATTAAAAATAGATTATTATTTAAAAGAATTTGATTTAGTAGGTTTTTTCAAAAAGAAAAAAATTGAAAAAAAATGTTTAAATTGCGGAATCATAATAAATAGAAGAAATAAGTTTTGTTGTCAATCTTGTTCGGCTATTTATAATAATAAAAATAGACAATTGACAGAAGATACTAAAAATAAAATAAGTAAATCTTTAAAGGGTAGAAATAGAGTAGATGTAAAAAGTAAAGGAAAGACTATTATTATAAATTGTAAAAATTGTAACAATGAATTTTTATTTTTAAAATATAAATTAAAAGAAGGAAAATCTAATTTTTGTAGTAAAAGTTGTTACCATGAATATAGAACTAAAAATAAAAAAGATATAAAACATTTACAAAAATTAAATAGAATAAAATATAATTATGGATTAAACGAAGATGAATATATAAAATTGTTTGAAAATCAAAATTATATTTGTCCTATTTGTAATATTAATCTAAATGATGTGAAAGCTTGTGTTGATCACGAACACAACACTGGTAAAATAAGGGGAATTTTATGTGATAAATGTAATAAGGGTATTGGTCATTTTGAAGATAATATAAAACTATTCGAAAATGCTATAATTTATTTAAAGACTTTTTATGAAAAAGAAAATATTAAAAATATAAATATGATTCAGTAAACCAGCTTCTCTATTCGCAGGCCTATGGCACAGGACACAGAATATGCGCCCGTAACGTAAGATAACGAGAGAACAATTAAGGAGGGAATGGCGAGTCTCCCTATCTAACTGGAGCTGTTTCACAATTAATCATAGAAATTACACGAACTAACAAATAAAAAAAATAATGGAAAATTTTTTATCTATCCAGAGTCTCATTTTGATTATAATTGTGGTTGTTATACTATTTTTTTTATTTAGAGAAGTAAACTGTTGGTATTGGAAAATCAATAAAAGAATCAAATTACAGGAAGATATTATTTTACATCTAAAAATCATTTCTAATTCTATAAATGATCAAAATGAAAACACTAAAAATGAAATTTCTAAAAACGATATTAATTTGACAGATGATGAAAAAAGAATTATAGATTCTTTTGAAATAAAAGAAGGTGAAAAAATAATCATACATAAAAGATTGAGAAACATAATAAAAGTATCAGAAAAAGATCAAAGACGTCTTCAAATGGAAGATTGGATAGTAGTTGGGTAATTAAATTTGGAAACTATTAAAAAAAACATACATGAAAACACTGAAAAAAGGAGAAGATTTTAAAAGAGTTAAGGATTTTTCTTATGAAGATCTTAATAAAATGAATTCCCTTCTTAAAGAAGGATGGAATTATTGTTCAAAACAAGAATATAAAGAAACTTTCAAAGGCGAAAAAACAGTAACGGAAGTAAAATCTGAAGAAAAAAAGAAAGATAAAGAAAACAAAAAGAAAGAATCTAAAAAGAAGAAATAATTGGCTGAAAATTAAAATAAACAAAGAATAAAATAAAATATATATAGAAAAAGAAAATGCTCTCGTCGTCTAATCGGTTAGGACATCGCCTTTTCACGGCGAAGATTTGCGAGTTCGAGTCTCGTCGAGAGTACAAAAAAGATTTAGATTATAATCCTTCTAATAATGTAGATTTTAAAAGAATTGAACTCCCGTCGTCTAGTGATCCAGGACGTCAGATTCTCATTCTGAAGATCGTGGGTTTAAATCCCATCGGGAGTACCAGAATTATTTAAGAGAAAACACGGTATCAATTTAAAACAAGTCTTCATATATTTTATATTTTTCATATTATATAAAATATATGAAGACTTGTTTATTGATAAATATGGAAGAGATTTTATAAAAATATATGATGTGAATCCATATGGAAAATAAAAACAATGTTTGTGAAGTCTGTGGGAATCCTTGTAAAAAAGTTTATTGTCCTAGGAAATGATTCGGTAAGGGTGTAAATAAAAAATATAAACAAATAAAAAAAAATAACATAAAATAACATTATATGTTGGTACAAAAAATAACTCATATAACATGAAACCATTCTTTCAATCAATTTTATTCATTTTTTCTAAGTGGGATATGTCTCTTGATGAATTTAATATGGTAGGTAAAATTTTATTTTATGTTCCATGTTATTTAAATAATATATTAACACAAATATGGTATTTCATATTATTTCCAATAATATATTTAAATTTTTTATTTGTTAATAAATTCAGTGGAATTGATACATTAATGAATATTTATTTAATAAAAAATTCATATAAAAATAAAATTTAAGAATTTTTTTTCAAAACACTTAACCATTTTTGATCTATTCTGTTCCAATATTCATGTCCCTCTGGTGTACTCCACCAATATATATAATCTATAAATCTTCTTGGTTTGATGTTATTTAAAATTTTCTCAAAATTATCATCGTTGATTTCTTTTCTGAATTGATCATATACATTATCAATATATCTTTTATAAATTTTATTGTCTACTAAAAATTTTTTGAACAAAGCATACGGGTCTAATTCATCCCAATTTTCTTCACCGTAAGGATCTATATCTTCATTTTTTTCGTATATTCTGTTAATTTTTTTCAATTTAATCATCCATTTCACGTTCAATTTGGTCCAATAACTACCACCTTGATTAGTATTTTTCCAATAGAAAGCACCTCTTATAAACTGTGTTGGATTTGCTTGCGTTAAATATTCATCTATATCGTTCCACCCGTTTGTTTTTAAATTATCTTTGTAATTTTCGAGTGATTTATGTTTAGTTAGGAAATCTTTAAATTTATTTTCTATATCATCATCATCCCAATTTTCTTCACCGTAAGGATCTACATCAGAATGTTTATTAATTCTTTTTTTTCTAAAAGGATTCCAATTGAAATCTTCGTTATATGTTTCAAAATTTATAATAATCATTTTATTTCCAGTATGGTAAGTTTTCCCAATATTTTTTGTCCAATTTAGTTAATGGTTTTTCTTTTTTATTTTTATCACCAAAATTAATTGGTTTCACTTTATCTCCTTCTCTTGCCAGAACTCTATATTTATGTTTTCCTTTTCCTATGAATCTTTTTGGATAATTGAAATTTGGATATATTTCGTTTCTATATTTAACATTAGTTGGATTTATTTCAACATCTTTTAGTTTTCCTTCGGTGATTATATTTTCACCGGATTTGATTTTCTTAGAAAACTTATTCCATATTAATTTAATAATATTTTTTGTTGTCATGGTGATAATACCGGCACTTATACTCATACCACAACCAATTATTTCATCCATTGACATTAATTGATTATGTATAATATCATTTATGGCTAACATAAATGGTGCTAATATCGCAGTATATGAAAATGTATCAGTTAGAAACTCGATGGAATTAAATTTCATAAGAAATTCATATATGTTTTTAAAAGATTTAATTGATTTTATGAAATAATTTATAATATCAGATAAATTATTTTCTTTAATATATTTTTTAAGTTCTTCTGTCTGAGTATCTTTAAAAACAACACAAAATGCTGATATAATACTCAATATGATAGTTTCTTCTGTTATTGGAGCATTAAAATTTTGATTTTTTATTATATGATTTGCTATTGGTATGTAGGCTGCGATAGCTGTTCCAAATGTCATGACGAAAATTATATTTAAGTTAAATTCTTTGGCCAAATTTTTTATTAATTCGTTATTTTTCTTTATCAAAAAATCCTCATTAATAAAATTATCATATTTTAGCACATTATTCATATTAATTATTTATTTTATCGTCATCTTCAACTATATTATCTAAATAATTTGTTAAGAAATTTTCAACATTATAACAATTAAATTTTTTAGATGTAACAATCAAATTTCTAATTTTATTTATAAAATACTCGTCTTTAATAATATAATTGGGTAGGGGTTTAATCATTTTTTCAAAATCTTGAATCGCACTAGTTTCTTGATTTTTTGTCATTCTTTGAATCATAACTTTACACATGATATCTAATAGATGTTTTAGTTTATCGAATTTCAAAGATTCATTATTCATTATGTAATCTTGTTCAATGTCGTTTATATTATCTTTGGCATTGAAATTTATTTTAACATATTTGATATATTTATTAACAATATCTTTAGCACATTGTTGTGTATCTTTACAACTATCGACCATATGTTTTATTTCTTGGGATTTATTGTTGCCCAGTCTGAAGAATGATTCAGCTACTTTTTCTATATCGCTATCTTCAGCATTTTTATTTTTCTTTAGAATGATGGGTTTTAAAATAATTTTCATGTGTTCTTGAACTTCTTGAAATTTATTTTCTTTTTTTGCGTATTCTAGATTATTAGTAACATCATCATCACCAAGACCAACACTTTGTTTATTCATAGGCCATTCTTGAGTATACGTTCCATTATACTCAAAAAATTTCATTATTCTTCCCATTATTTATATTATTGTTTTTATTATATATATAAAAAATAATTTTAAATTTTTAATATATATAAAAAAATATAGCATTATTATGATAAAGAAATTTAATTTGTTCGAAGAAATTTTTATTAGGCCAAAAGAAATTGATCCAACAAAACCTAGTATATTATATATCAATGGATCTAGACCATTGCTCAAAGAAGATGGTTCTTTAAATGTAAATAGAAGAAGTCAACTTATTTATAATAGATTATCGCAATTTGGAGATAATGTTATCTATCCTTCTGTTTATTGGAAAGGTGGTGAAATGATATTTGATGAGATGATTGAAATTGTTGAAAATAACAATATTAAAGCGATTGTTGGTAATTCAGCCGGGGGTTATGTATCATTTTATTTATCTAATGGATATAATATTCCGTCTATGTCTATAAATCCAGCGATGGCATCTACAAGTGAAGCTCCCACATTACAGTCAGTTCCGTCTAATATTAAAAATAGTCCATTGAATTCAAAACAATTGATCGTTATTGGTGATAAAGATACTAAGGCTGATAGGGGAGTAGATGGTTCTTTGGTTATGAAAGATTTGAAAAATATGGGTTTTGGCGGTGAAATTCTAATTTTAGAAAACACTTATCATAGATTAAGTAACGAACAATTTGATGAAACTTTTAAATATTTTTATAAAAAATATATAAGATAATATGGAAAAGACTTTCAATGGATTTCTTAATATAAAAAATTCGGATAATGTATTTATAAAAGAGTCAAATTATCCAAGAAGGAATATTTCAGAAGGAGATATGATCGTTGTTACTAAAAAAGGAAAATATTTCAATCAAACAGGAGTCGTTATATACGTATATGATGAAAATGATAGATCAATATTAGTAAATGATATTGATGTTAAATTAGATTATATCGATAAAGAAATTCCATTTCAATTCTATGATGTTGAAAAATTAGATGTGATTAAAAGAAATACAGATGTGGACCCTTATGGTGAAGAAGATTGGAGAGAATCACCGTACGAAAAATATATAATATAATTAATGATAAAATACAACGATTTTATAAATGAAAATATAATTAAACTAGATGGGCGTCATGGATTTTTTATGTTTCTTAAACTTATTGACGATTTAAAATTTAATTTTATTAAAACTAATCATTATTTCAATGTTGGAAAATATCTTATTTTTTTTACAACAGAAAATATTAAAAATAAAGATAAATTTTATGACTTTTTTAGAGATTGTCTTTCAATTAAAATAACTTGTGATACAGCAATCAATTTAAAAGATAAAAGAATATCATTTTATTTTGGTGTTAAAGATAATAAATTAGAATACGGTTTTCAAGACGATTCGAATAGAGATATTTATAAAACAGGTGAGTTTGAAGTTGATTACAAATATGTAAGATCTTTAAGATCATATAAATGTTTAGTATTAATTGAAAATTTGCTTAAAAATTTCAATATGAAAAATTTGACTTTATTGCATGAAATCAAATTAAATCTAAAGAATTGGTATGAAGGAGATGGAAAGATAATTATTATTAGTGATGATGTTTTGAAAAAAACTATAAGTAAAGACATTTTAAAGGAAGAATTAAAAGATGTTAATGGATTATTGCGTAAGTATGAGAATTGGTGTGAAAAATTTAAATGGGTTAATAAAGTTTTTTATTATATAGATAATGATGATGAAGATAACGTAACTTTTTATATTAAAATTAAACCAAAAATGAAAAATGATGAATAATATTAAAAAATATTCTACTTTTAATGAAGATTTTCGTCGAGGAAATTATTATAGAATTATATTAAATGAAATACACATCTATATTGATGAATTTATAAAAACTTTTAAAGATAAATACAAGTTAGATTGTTGGTTTTTATATAATAATAAAGATGGTGTATCGCTTGAATATTTTCAATCGTCAGACGACAGTGCTGAAAATATTACTAATGTTAAAAAATTCATGTTTGAAAAAGCTCCTTATTTTAGAGATGTAATTATACACAGAGATGATCATAGAATTATTTTAAAATTCTTTGATCCAGGAGAACCTATAAAATTTAAATTTTTTCATTGAAAATTGTTTCGTTTAGAATCCGAAAATATAACTTATAAATAAAAAACTTTTTCAGTTTATACATGATTGATTTAATTGTTCAAATATTCTAAAATTCTTTATCATTTTATATTTTTAAATCTTTTATTTTTAATGATTTTAAATAATTTTTATATTCTTGGGTGAATCTATTATTAGAACATTTTAAATATCTTAAATTCGTTAAACTTTCAATCCCTTCTAAATTGGTTAATTGATTATTAAAACAAATTAATTGTCTTAAATTCGTTAAATTTTCAATTCCGTATAGATCTGTTAATTGATTATTATAGCAATATAACACTTTTAAATCCGTTAAATGTTCAATTCCTTCTAAACCGATTAATCGATTATGATAACAATGTAAATAACTTAAATTAGTTAATTGTTCAATTCCTTCTAAACTAGTTAATTGATTATTAGAACAATGTAAATATCTTAAATTAGTTAAATGTTCAATTCCTTCTAAACTAGTTAATCGATTATAAGAACAATATAATTCTCTTAAATTCGTTAAATGTTCAATACCATTTAAATTAGTTAATTGATTATTAGAACAATATAATATCTCTAAATTCGTTAAATATTCAATTCCTTCTAAACTAGTTAATCCTTTATTACAACAATCTAAATATGTTATTTTATCTAATGGTATATTTTGTTTTTTAGCGATAGTTATTATCGGAGTATCATTATCATCGTTCCAGTCTTCTTCACCATAAGGATCAATATCTGATATATTTAATTGTTCAAATATTTTAAAATTCTTTATCATTTTATATTTTTATATCTTTTATTTTTTAATCATCCCAATTTTCTTCACCGTAAGGATCGTATTCCATGTGTTTCAATCTGATCAATTCCATTTTTTCTTTATATTTTCTATATTCATCTTCATCTTCATCATATGGGATTAATAATTCTTCAAAAATCCAATACCGCGAAATTTTAGCAATTCGGCAATTTTTAAAATCAACTTGATACATTGTTCCTCTTTTCATGATGCGATTTAATTCACCTATACCACCAGTTAAATTCATACCAATAATAGTTCCATCCCATCCATTCACATCAAACTGATCTTGTCTTCCTTTTTTACAAATCACTCTATCACCTATATTAAATGAATGATCTTTACTATTTTCTTCTATTTTAATAAATTTATTATAAGTTTTCATATATTAATCTTCCCATTCTTCTTCACCATAAGGATCTAAATCTTTATCATATTCTTTTATTTTACGTGGTTCTTTCAAATAAGTAATTACTGTCGAACTAGGATCTACTTCAAATATACTCATTATTTCTTCGTTTTTATTTTTTATTACAAAAAGTATAGAAAAATAATGATCGAATTGTGTAATTACTTCAATTTTAACAACTAATCCCTTTATTTTATTCTTTGTTTGAAATTGTTCAAATTCACATAAATTATTTAAAAATAATTTTTTTAATTTTTTTTCAAAACCATTTGTATCGAAATATTCATCATATGAAAAAGAACAACCAATATCATTTAATGAATAAATTTCAACAATATTTTCATTTTCAAATAATTTAAATTTTGTTATCATATACCTATATATTAAAACTTAAATATAAAAATCGTTTTTTTTTCTTTTAAAAAACATATCATTTATTTCACAATACAATATAAAAAAATATTTCTATGGAAAAATCATTTGGTTCGTCTGGTAAATCGGGATGTATGATTCATGCTGATTGGGGTGGATATGGATATGATATTGAATGTGATGAAAATTATCCGAATTTTTTAAAAGATATAATTACATTTAGAAATATATCATATAGAAAAGAATGGATGAATGCATTGGAACATAATGCTTACGGTGATAATGCAGAAGAAAGATATAATAGAGAATTGTTTTTCAATATATGTGAAAATTTTCCATTAATCGGTCTAATGAAAAATAAAGATAAGAAAAATAATTAGTTAAATAATTTTTTAATATCATCTGATATAGAAACCTTGTATATTATTTTTTATAAACATATTTTAAACTACCAGAATCATATATCCGAAATATTTTTCTTTCTAACATTATTTCGTGTTCAGTTTTATTTGAGTCAAATCCTTCTCTAACCAATTTATCTTTTCTAAAATTAAATCTATATCTCCTTACGCCATCAACGATATAATAATAATTTGGTTGAGTATTAGAAACCAAATTAAAACCTAATTTTTCGTATAAATTGCCGATAGACCAACTTCTATCAGCGTAGCTAATAACCTCATTTGGTTTGTAATTATTAATAAAATATTTAAATATGCGACTAGCACCACCAACTACGTTTGTACTTAATTTATTACAAAATCTCAACATTTCGTATGACCCTTCTGTTGTTCTTTGGCCCAATGCTTTTCTTTGAGAACCGAAAGTCATTAAAGAAACAAGTTCTTCTTTATAGAAAAGACCAATTTTTATTTTAGAACCTAAAAATCCTTGAATATGATTCTCTTCAAGGAAATCTTTAATTAATTTATTATCAGATATTTCTCTTATTTCGCATTTTCTAGCAAACAATCTATTTGATTTTCCAAGTAGATTTAATATTCTAGATTTAATTATATCTCGTTTAAATAACCAATCGTCTTCGTATATTTGTATGAGTTTGATTCCTATTTTTTCACAAGATTCTGTTTTTTCTCTATGGTAATTATTTGGAATATTAAATTCACTATGCCAAAAAAGTCCATTAAATTCAAAGGCCAATTTTAAATCCGGTAAATATATGTCAATCTCTTTACCCACGATTTTTCTATTGTTTAATATAATATTATTATTATAATTTTTTTTTATAAATTCTTGTAATTGTAATTCATATCCGCTATTTGAGTAAGATGATATTGGATAACAAATAGTACATAATTTTGTTTTAAGTTTGATTCTATTTTTAAATGTATTATAGTCAATTTTATAAACATGTCCCTTATCACACATCAATTTCAATATTTTTTTAGAAATATCATATTCAATGATATCATAATTGTTATATTTTTTTATAAAATTTAGTCTTCTAGTTTCAATATTTTTATTTAATATTTTTTTATTCTGCATTGGATTTTCATAACCATATCTATCCAAATTAGTTCGTTTTATTTTTTCTTTATTTTTTAATCCATTATCAAAACCATTTTTTTCTAAGTTGGTTTTTTTAATCTGTTCTTTCATTTCATAGTTTTGTATTGGATATTCGACTCCGTATAATTCCATCATAGTCTTTTTTCCTTTATCGTAGAATTCTTTGTTTTGTAATACAGATTTATTACCATATTTTTTTAAATTGGTTTTTTCTTGTTTATCTTTATATTCCTGCAACTGAGAAGAATGTTCAACTCCATATCTTTCTAAATTAGTTTTCACTATTTTATCTTTAATAATTTGATTTTGTTGTGGATAAATAGATCCATATTTCTCTAAATTGGTTTTCTCCCACTTTTCTTTAGAACATTTTTGACAATAATACTTCTCAGCACAACCACTAGTAATTTTATAATATGTTCTATACTCCATATTCTTCTCTTTTCCACATATATCACAAGAAGTTAATATCAAAACATGACTACCTTTCATTAATTGTTCTGGTCTTATAGATATAACGTCTTTTATTTTTAAATTATTATAAAATTTACTATACTCCTTAATATTCAACGAATTTATAACAACATTAACTCTTTCACTCAGTATCATACATTAAAGAAATTGTTTTTCCTTTTATATATTATTCATTCGAAATAGTTTATTTTAATATATACAAATAAAAAGTCATTAAATGAGAATATCATCACAAAATAATCAATTTATTTTTCAACTACCGGTAGATTTCATTTCTCCTTATTTATATGAAAAGTTTCAAATATTTCTGGATAATAATAGAATGCCATATGATAATGTTTTAGACTATATTAACTCGACAATTAAAGAATTAGTATTTCCAAGTGTTTCATATGAGAATGTTACTCAAAGATTATATGGTGGTAAAACCGTAGATTATAAATCAGCGAAAAATATATTTGATACTTTTCAACACGATTTAGATATAACTTTTAAGAGCGTGGATTCGCACACAAATTTTTTCATGATGCAAGAAATATTAGATGAATTTTATTTGAATACTCGAAAACCATACGTACCATATTTCACATTATCGATTCTGGATAAAAATGGTGATCTTATTTATACTGTTATTTTTAAAAATATTTTATTGAAATCACAAGGTGAAATTAGATTACAATATCAGAAACAGGATTTCGGGGAGAACACATTTAGTTTGACATTTTCATATAACTTTTTAGACATCCTTTGGGAAATTAGAAATCTTCCAACAGATTCACCGATTAGTGTTTTTGATCTCCCATTGGGGAATGGATACTGGGAAAAAAGAGATCGCGGTGAGAAGGATATTAGAGATAATCCTTTAAATAAAGAAAGAAGAACACCGAAAATATATCCTGACGAAATGTCGGAATATTAATTTTTTTTAAACTTATAATTTTTTTATAAATATAACCTCTATCAAACTAAAAAAATATGATAGACAATAACACTATTGAAGCTGAAGTCGAAGTACCATTCGACGTATTATTTGAAAAACTAAAAAACGAAAACAAAGTTTTCAAATTAAAAAACAAAAATTTTAAATCTTCCTTAAACGAAGACTATTTAAAATTCATCGACAAATTAGAATCATCTAATAATAAATTTAAAGAGATCGAAGAAGGTGAAGTAGTCAACGGTAAAATTATTAAAATTGATGATAGAGAATTAATCATTGATATCAATTTTAAAGATAATGTATACGTGGAAACACGTTCTATTGACCAAAGCGTTTTAGAAAATCTAAACGTGGGTGATAATTTAGAAGTTCTAATAGTAAAAGTTAGCGATGACCCATATTTTATACGTGGTTCAATAACCGAATTACTTAGAATGAATATATCAAATGTAGTTAAGGAACATTATAATGAAAATAATTTCTTGATGGCTAACGTTTTGGAATCTCAACCGGCTGGATATATATTAGATCTAGAAGTGGATGGACAAATCGCCGATGCTTTTATGCCAAATACTCTAGCTGGTGTAAATAAACTTCATGATCCTAGTTTATTGGTGGGTAAGAAAATAGAGGTTATGATAGAAACGCTAGAACAAGACAAAGGTATTTATGTCGTAAGTCGTAAAAAATATTTAGAAACTTTGATTCCTGAAAGAGTTAAACAATTAAGAAAGGAATGGAACAAAGATAAAACTAAAATTTACGAAGGACATATAACTGGAACAACTCCTTTTGGTGCTTTTGTTGAATTCTGTGATTATTTAACTGGAATGATCCATAGATATAACGTGAATAAAGAATGGCAATCAGATGAGAAATGGACTAGTCTGAAACCTGGAATGTACGTCAATTTTTATATTAAAGATATTATTATCAAGAAAAATAAAGTCATTCTAACACAGATTCTAAGAGAATCTCTTTGGGATAATATTAAAATAGACGATGTTATAAATGGTAAAGTTATAATGATTAAACCATTTGGTGCACTTATTCAATTAGATGATGAAACCAACGGATTAATTCAGAACACTTATCTTCAAAAAAATAAGATCGATTTAAAAGTCGGCCAAGATGTTGAAGTGAAAGTGACTAGTATAATGAAAGACGAAAGAAAAATAAATCTATCATTAATTGGAATTATGTAATATTATATATTAATATATAAAAAAATGATAGTTTTATAGACTATCATTTTTTTTATAGAAATTAATTTGTTAATTTTGCGTGTCATAAAAAATAAAATAATCTATAATGAAAGATTTCAAACTATTCGGTGGGGAAGGAATAGATGATCTTGGAGAATATATAAAAGAATATTACGCTCAGTATCAAGATATTGAAATATATGTTGGTACTGACTCGGCTCAGCATGGGAAAGTAACTAAGTATGCTACTGCTGTTTCATTATTGCGCCCAGGAAAAGGTGTACATGTTGTTTATCGTAGAATTACAATTAAACGAGAAAGAGATATGTTTACGCGTTTATGGAATGAAGTTGAAATGACAAGAGAAATTGGTGAATATGTACATGATGTAATGAAAGATGTTTATGAAGTCAAAAATAAAAAAAATATAAAAATCCCTATTTTGCATCTAGATTTTAATAAACAACCGAAATATAAATCAAATGTTGTACATGACTTATCAATTGGATATCTCAGAGGTTTCGGTTTTGATGTCAGCAGCAAAAACACGAGTTGGTGTGCTACTGTGGCAGCAGATCTTTTAGTTAAAAATTGATAATAAATATAAATTAATTAAACTTAAAAATATTAAAAAATGAAGAAAATAATCTTATTAATGTTATTCACTATTGGTTTTTCAAGCTGTGATCAATGGATAGGCGATGCAAAAATTAATAAAAAAATAGAAGATGTTACTGTCTATGAACTTGACGGGTGTGAGTGGCCAGAATGCGTGGGGTGGTCATAAAGGGAATTGTAAAAATCCTATTCATAAACAGAAATCTGTAATGAAATTTTATAATTTGGATAGTAAATGTGATAGTGTAATATTTATTGATTCAATTATAAATGATAGAAAAACAAAAAGAAATATTGTATATTATAATAATAACAAATTTATAATGCAGTGAAAAGAAGTATATATCAAAAATATTGAAATATTAAAAAAAAATTATTAAACATGACAGATAACATTTTATCAAATGCTCTTAATTATATTAAAAATAATAATAAAGGAGATTCAAATAAATATCATAACAATAAACATATCTTATTTGTATTCGAAAATAGCATGATGATTTTCGGTAAATATAGAAAAGAATATGATTTGAAAAAAAGGATGAAATAGAATTAGGACTGGCAGCCATTTTTCATGATTTTAATCATTCTGGTGGAAAATTAAAAGATAATGAAAATATAAAAATATCTGTAAACGGTCTTAAAGATTTTTTAAATGAATACAATATAGATAAAGAAATAGACGAAGAAAAAGTTATCTCCATTCTTGAATCAACTGAGTTTCCTCATAAACAAATGGAACTTAGTATATTACAAAAAATAATCAAAGATGCTGATACTATGGGGGGAATATCCGATAATTGGTTTGAAATCGTTGTTTCTTTAGCTGCCGAGTTAAATATAAAATTAGCTGAATTCATTCCTATGCAAATTAAATTTTTGGATAATATTAAATTTAACACTCCTTATTGTAACGAATTATTGAATAAAAGAAGAGATACAATAAAGAAAAAACTTTTAGAAATATTATCTTTATAGTAGTTATATATCATAATATCTTTGATTATAATGAACAGGAACAATGTTCCTTAGATTGGGAGGTGGTGTTTTTTTAAATTCACTACAATCTTTTTTCTCCCATTTACCTCTACCAGTTTCAGACATTATATACATTTTATCATCGCCCACATCTACAATTTCATATGATTTTCCTTTTTTAAAAACATGAGTTGGTGGGTAATATCCAACAGTATAATCAACTTGACAGATTAAATAATCACCAATTTTATAATCTTCATCCCATTCTTCTTCGTCATATGGATCTATATTTTTGTGTTTATTTTCAAATACTTTATATTCTCATATTTTCATTTTCCCAATTTTCTTCACCATATGGATCATCGGGTGTAAAAATTCTAATTGGATCTTTTTTTATTTTTTGTAACCACATTCTATCATATATCATTTTAAAACCATTATCAAATTCAACTTCTACTGTATACCCCAAATGATACTTTTGAATATTTAAAATATAATTCAGAATCAAAATAGCATAAATTAGTAACATCGTCTCCAACTTTAATTTTATTTCCGTTCATATCTAAACAAGAATCTACATTTTTTATCATATTTTTATATATTAAAAATTGAAAATCATTTTAAAGATATAATGGATTTAAAAACATCTTCATTTTTAGAAGATTAAAATTTAAAAACAACTTTTTTCTACTTTTTTATTAAATATAAACAAAATACTACGTTTATTATATATACAACAAAATTATATTAATGGTTAAAAATAATTCAGATAAATATCAAAAACTTACACATAAAGAACATGTCTTATTAAGACCCAATATGTATGTTGGGTCAGTTGTGAATGAAACAAAATCACTTTTTGTCGTAGATGATCCAAAATATTTAAATTCTTTTAAAATTACTAATAAAACAGTTAGTTATAATGGTGGATTTTTAAAAATATTCGACGAAATACTTGTTAACGCATCAGATCATTCGATAAGAACTGATAAAGTAAAATATATCAAGGTCGATGTTACAAAAGATTCAATTTCTGTAGAAAATGATGGACCTGGAATACCCATAGAAATGCATAATAAAGAAAAATGTTATATTCCAGAATTAATTTTTGGGCATCTTTTAACAGGATCCAATTTTGATAAAAATGAAGATAAATATTGGGGTGGGTTGCATGGGTTAGGCGCCAAGTTAACTAATATCTTTTCTAAAAAATTCATCATAGAAACGTGCGATGGAAAAAAACATTATACTCAAATTTTTGAGAACAATTTAAATAAGATAAATAAACCAAAAATAAAATCATCGAAGAAACAATATACAAAAATAACTTATTATCCCGATTTTACACGTTTTGATTTAGTTGGTATAGATGAAGATATTGAATCAATTTTCATAAAAAGATGTATTGATGTTTCTGTATATTGTAGCAAAGTTAAAGTATATTACAACGGAAACCTTATACCAACAAAAAGCTTCAAATCATATATGGAAATGTTCGTTAGTGACCAAGAGACATTTTACGAAAAAATAAATGATTTTTGGGAAATTGGTGTTAGTAAATCATTAGACAATTCGTTTGATCAAATATCTATGGTAAATGCTATTTCTACTTATAATGGCGGAACTCACGTTAATGCCATAACTAATCAGATAACAAAAAGGATACAAGAATCATTATTAAAAAAGAACAAAAAATTAAACATTAAACAAAACGATATAAAAAATCGATTATTTGTTTTCGTTAATCTTAAAGTGGCTAATCCAGTATTTGATACGCAATCAAAAGAAAATCTTATAAGTAAAATAAATGCTCCTGATGTATCAGATATTTTAATAAAAAAAATAACATCATCATCGATGATAGATGAACTTCTTAAATTTTTAATGATTAAAGAAGAACATGATACCAAAAAAGAAATAGGTAAACATAAAATAAAAATTAGTAAACTAGAGGACGCACGAAAGGCTGGTACATCTGAAAGCAAATCTTGTTTAATTTTTATTTCAGAGGGGGACTCAGCTTCAAGTTCAGTTATGGCTGGTATTTCAGGATCAGACAATCCTGAATATTATGGAGTTTTTCCAATCCGTGGAAAAATTTTAAACGTAAGAGATGAAGATCTATCAAAAATAAGAAATAATGAAGAAGTAAAAAATATTATAAATATATTAGGATTAGAATATGGAAAACAATATACAGATACATCTAAATTAAGATACGGGAAAATTGTTTTAACTGCCGACGCCGATTGTGATGGGAACCATATCAGAGGACTTATAATAAATCTCTTTGACACATATTGGCCCGAATTACTTAGAATGGACTTTATATATGATTTTATAACGCCGATAGTCAAAGCTACGAAAGGAAATAATATCAAATATTATTATAGTTTGAAAGATTATCAAAAAAATAAAGAAAATCTTTCAGGATATGAAATTAAATGGATAAAAGGTCTTGGGACAATAGAACCGCACGAAATGAAAAATTTTTTCAAAAACATAAATAAACATCTCATAAGATTTCATGATACACCAAAATCAGATACTAAAAACATGATAGATCTTGTTTTTAATAAAAAAAGATCAGATGATAGAAAAGAATGGTTAAAGAATTATAAACCAATAGAATACATCGATAAATTTACAACCAATCAAACATACGATAAATTCATTAATAACGAATTAATGGAATGGAGTATGGAAACATCTAATAGAATGATACCCAATATCATGGATGGCTTAAAACCAGGTCAAAGAAAAGTTATTTATACTATGTATAAAAAGAATATGAAAACTGATATTAAGGTTAGTTCTTTATCTGGAGCCGTAATTCAAGAATCAGCTTACCACCATGGTAATGTATCAATCGAGGGGACTATAATTGGAATGGCACAAGATTTTGTTGGTTCAAATAATTTGAACTTAATTCTTCCAAAAGGACAATTTGGTTCAAGATTAAAGGGGGGTAAAGATTCTGCTAGTGCCAGATATATATTTACTAAGCTTAATGATATAACTTCAAATATTTTGAAAAAAGAAGATAATGATATTTTAGAATATCAGAATGATGATGGATTTCCAATTGAACCAACTTACTATGTCCCTGTTATACCTATGATTCTTGTGAACGGAGGGTCTGGTATAGGTTCGGCTTATTCAACTGATATACCAAGTTTTAGTCCACTTGAAATAATAACATATTTGCAGAATAAAATTAAAGGAAAAAAGAACATTGAATTAATACCATACTATAAAGAATTTAAGGGGACCATAGAATTAGATATTGAAAATAAAAGATATATAACAAGAGGTATTCTTAATAGGGTAAATGATATAACTTATGAGATAAAAGAATTACCACTTTGGATGTGGAATGATTCATACTATGAATTTTTAGATGATTTATCAGAAGATAAAAAAGAACCTAAGACTCAAAAGTTAATAAGAAAAGCTTACATAAGAGATTGGGTAAAGAGTGGTAATGATAAAGACATCCATATTAAAATCTATTTCTATAAAGATGTACCTAAAGAGTTCTTTCATAATATTTGGAAGAATTTAAAAATGGAAAGTTATATATCTTTTAATAATATGTATTTATGGGACGAGAATAAAAAAATTAAAAAGTATTCAAACCAATACGAAATAATAGATGATTTCTATAAAATAAGATTAGAATATTATACAAAAAGAAAAAATCATCAAATAGAAGAACTGAAAAAAGATATAAAAATTGTTCAAAATAGAATGAAATTTTTGAAAAACGTTATCGATGGCAATCTCATCATTTACAAAAAAACCAGAGATATAGTAGAGAAGGATTTAGATAAATTAGCTTTTGATAAAGTAGATAATTCATATGGATATTTGTTGAATATGTCTATTATGTCTTTCACTAAAGATAGATTACAAGAATTAAAAGAAGAACTTGATAATACTAAATTGAAATTAAAAGAATTGGTAGAAACGAGCGAAGAAACTATTTGGTTAAAAGAACTATCAGAGTTAAAATCTAAATTAAAATTTTAATATAATATTAAAATTTATTTTTTACCCATTCCCAAGCTTTTAGTAAATAAGGTTGAGCCATAACTCCGCCAACCAATCCGATTAATAAACCTATTAAAAACCACATAATTTTAGTTATTATTTTTTATCTTGTTTTTTTAATGGTAATGGAGGAAAAAACTTAAATCTTCTATTTAGAAATCTTCTAAATTCATTTTCGACATAATAAGGTGGAACAATTGACAAATCATCTTGATATTGAATTTTTTTAACTATATAAAAACTAAAATCTATAATATGTTCTTTTCGAACCATATTAATGAGTCCTCTTTCTATTGCGAAAGAATTATAAAACCAATCATCTACTGTCAATCTTTCTATTTCTCCCTCTGTTAAATCCATTGTTTTATTTATTATATTCAATAAAAAACCATCATATTTTCCATTGTCCATTTTTAAAACTTGAATCATAATTTTATTTAATGCTCTAGTTGCTCCAAGAATTTGTGAAATTAACCAAATTGGAAAAAAAATCGGAGCAAAAGCAATTGGAACAATTCTCCATAGAAATTTTTGAATACCTTGTTTTAATTCTCTGGATTTTTTAAATTTCAATGCGTCTTGATGAAGAGATTTTAACATCCCGAATGTGAGTTTTCTTTGACCACTTGTTAAATATTTATAAAGATTTCCATTCATGGCTATCTCTTTTATTTTAAGATAATCTGGATCTTGTGGATCATCAGGTATATTTGAAAAAATATTAGTAAGATTAACACCAGCGTCTATATCTTGAAATTCTTCATATATATGTTTTAAATGTTCCATTCAAAAACTTTTATTGATTTGTTTTATATATTAAAATAAATTAATTAATTATTTGAAACAGATAAATTATTTCAAATTTCTTGAACAATATCCAGAATTTATTGGTTTTGATGAATCTATTCCAATTAAATTAGCTTTACTTTCCGAAGTAAAGAAACAATATTGGTTTAAAAAAGAAGGAGAAATAGCTAGATTATTGCCTTTGAATTTTCACAATAAACAAACTACATTTTTTTGTAATCACTTACGTATAAAATATAGAAAAGCTGATGTTGCAATCATATGGACAGACGATGAAAATCACATAAAATATTTTTCTTATAACATTAAACCCAATATTTATATAATGATGGAAAAAGAAGAAATGATTAATTTAAAAAGAGAAATATTAATAAAGGAAATGTTATTGAATAAATCATGATAATTAACTCTATAAGCATAAGGAACTTTAAAAGCTACGGAAATAACTTACAAAAGTTGTCTTTCGGCAAAGATGCTGAACTCATACTAATTGTGGGGGAAAACGGGGGTGGAAAAAGTAGTCTTTTAGAATCCATAGACTTTACATTATATAGTATAGTCAGAGGTAAAAATTCTAAAAGAGTTCCTAATTATATACTTCCTAATAGAACAAATAAAAATTTAGAAACAGAAATTGATTTTATTAATTGGAATAATGATAAAGTAGTTATAAATAGAAAATTAAATCCAAAGGGATTTGATTTATTCATTAATGATATAAATAGAACAGATGAATATAATTTGATGTCTCAAGATGATAAAGATGAAATAATTGGAATTGAGTATAATACATATAAATCTTTAGTTTCATTAAATCTTGCAGATTTCGCTAATTTCATCAATTTAGACACTGATACTAAGAAAAAATTATTGAACAAAATATTTAACATTGAAGAAATTGATGATTATTTTTCTATAACAAAAGAATTATTGAAAAATACATATAGAAAAAAAGAAAAAATTGAAACTCATATATCATTAAATAATAATACGATAAATACTTATAAGAATAATATACAAAATATTTTACAATTGAGTGGTAATATCAATAAAGATGATATTAAAGATAAAATGTTATCTTATAAAGATAAATACAAAGAATTAGAAGATGATATAAAAGAATTAAGTGTTTTACAACACAACATTAAAAAAGAAATAGATTCAAAAAAAGAGGTTTATGTTGCCAAAAAAAATAAAATATATCAAGATGAAATAGAATTGAATGAATTGGGTAAAAAAATAGATATATTCAAACAAGGTAATTGTCCTTTTTGTGGTTCTATATTAACAGATGATATTCATAAAGTGGAATTAGAACAATTGAATATTAATTATGAAGATTTTTCAAAAAGAGTATTGGAACTTAAAAAAAGTTTTAATATCTTAAAAAACGATTTAAACGATAAATTAAATGATAGAAAGAATGTATCAAATGAAAGGGAATCTAAAAAATTAGAGTTTGAATTAATTAAAAATGAACTTATTAATCTCAAGAAAACGTATTATCAAAATATAGAATCATTGTCTATTGATGAAATAAATAAAAACATATTAAATACACAAAATGATAATTTAAAGTATGAAAAGGTGCTTGATAAAATAAATATTAAAATCGAAAAATATCAAAAATTAGTAGATATATTATCAGAAAAAGGAATAAGAAAGGGGATAATAAATAACGTAGTGGATCCAATTAATGAACATCTTAATAAATATTTAATCGAATTAGAATCAAAATATAATGTAAAATTAAATGATGAATTTGATGCTATTATTAAAGAAAGATTTACGGAGGATATTCATGTAGAATCATTATCGACAGGTGAATCTAGAAAAATAAATATAGCTATTGCACTATCTTATATGGAAATGGTGCTGAATATGAACAGAAAAACAAATATATTATTTATGGACGAAGTATTTGCGTCAGTGGATCCAGATAATATAGATTTAATGTTAAAAGTTTTACGAACTTTTTCCAAGAAAAATAATATAAATGTTATTATAGTAAATCATTCAACTTTTGATACCGCCAAATTTGATAGGGTAATAGAAATTGAAAAAATATTAGGATATTCGCAAATAAAAGTATAAAAAATAATGGAAGAAAAATCAAAAAAAAGAGGATCAATTATGATTAACATTGATAATTTTAACGAACATCAATTGAATATATCTGATGTCAATGATAATAATGTTATTGATAAATGATTGTTTTGATTTTAATGAAGTTTGAATAAATAAAAAATAAATAATAAGTTATGAAAAAATCATTCTATATAATATTAATGATATTGATATTTTTTTTAATCACTGGATTTATAACGTATTTAATTATAAATATTAATAGTACCAATAAGATAAATGATATCAAAAAAGAAAATGTATCTAAAATTTCTAATGATCCTAAATCAAAAATAATATTTGTAATAATAGGTAAAAACATTGATTTCAATAAAATGGAAATTGATGATATAGTAGATCAGATACAAAAGGATAGTATTTTAGAAATAAAAAAACTATCTCCTGAAATTTACATTAAACCTCAAATAATTAAGGTATATCTAGTTGAAGATATAACATGTAATTATCTTAAAAAGAGATTTGATAAAAATATGGCAGGTGAAATTGTATACGAATATAACGGTAAACTTTTAATAAAATTAAATGATGGTGTAATAAAAGTATATCACGGACACAATCATGGGAAGTAATTATAAAAAAATAGAATTTGAATCCGAGGGTTCCTATGGTTTAATAGAAAAACACTGGTTATATGTTGAATCATCTCGTTCGTGTGATTATGTAAATGTGTACGATGAGAATGGAAAAAAATTATTCGGATTTGGTGAATGGGGAGATTTCGACATGGGAGATGCACTGGTTGTTGCATTCACAAACTGGAATGATGAAAGAATGAAAAGTGTTTCTATTGAAGAAATGAAAAAATTAAAATTAAAAAAATAAAACATTTTTTTTATTCTAAATATAATTTGTACTTTTGCATAAAATTACATAAAATTTATAAATATAGATGAACATAAAACAAACTTTTTTAAAATTAACAAGTTTCACTATTCCACATGGAATGGAATATACTTTAGAAAGATATTTTCCGAGAGGAATACAGGAAGACGAATGCGGAAATTATTATATTAAAATTGGAGATAGTAGAACAATTTTTACTTGTCACATGGATACTGCTTGTGGTGGGTATGAAAGGGTTAAACACGTTATAAACGGAGGAATTATTTCAACTGATGGTAGAACAGTTCTGAGTGGGGATGATAAAAATGGTATGACAATTCTATTTTATATGATTGAACAAAAAGTACCAGGTACATATTATTTTTTTCAAGGTGAGGAAAGTGGTATGGTTGGAGCACGGGCGATTTTAAGAACAAATAAAGATTTTTTTAATGATTTTGATAGGATGGTTTCTTTTGATCGAAGAGCATATACATCAATTATAACACATCAATTAGGAAAGAGAGGATGTAGTGAAGAATTTTCAATCGCATTGTCTGAACAATTTAGAAATCAAGGACTTCAATATAGATCAGATAAAACTGGAATATTTACAGATAGTGCTTCCTTTATAGGAATTATTCCAGAAGTAACAAATTTATCTTGTGGATATTTTAATGAACATTCACATTCCGAAAGAACTGATATTATTTTCTTAGAAAAATTGGCTAAAGCTGCTTGTTTGGTTAAATGGGAAGAACTCCCAACAAGCAAAGAAAAACACGGTAATTATGATTATTATGGTTTTGGTTATGGTGATGATGAATATAATTGGTGGTAAAAAATATTGATGGAATAAATATACATAAAAAAAAATATTACGAAAATGGGACAAAGTGTTAAAAAGAGAATTTTTAAAATTTGGAGAAAAAATAGAGCTAATAAATCAAAATTTAGAAAAAGATTAGAAAAAAATATTGAGATTTTAGAAAAATTTAAAATAGATGAATAAAAAATGTCAATTTGACAAAAATCCATTAATGGTACAAGAATTGAAATAATCAAAAAAAAATTAATTTAAAATATGGATATAAAAACTATGAAATTACTATCTGACAGAGTTTTAATTAAACCGTCAAAAGTTGATAATGTTACAAATGGAGGTATTATTATACCGGATACTGCCAAAGAAAAACCACAAAGGGGTTTAGTTATCGCGGTTGGACCAGGAAAACAAGGTAAAGATGATGAAAAAATGACATTAAAAGTTGATGATTTTGTCATATATAATAAATATAGTGGTTCTGAGCTAACTATAGATGGACAAGAATATATAATTATGAAAGAAAACGATGTAATTGCGGTATTATGAAAGTAAAAGAATTGATTGATACTTTATTAAAATATCCTGATAACATGGTTGTGGTAGTCGATGGTTATGAAGTCGGGTTTGATAATATAGTTGATATGGAAATTATTGATATTTATAAAAGAAAAAATAAATCTTGGTGGGAGGGTGAATATACTAAGGAGGATAATTTATCCGATAAGAGTATAAAATGTGTACATTTACTTTCACGAGTTGTAAAATGAATAATATATGGGACATATTATTTTGTATATAATAATATTATTATTAGGATTATTATTATTTAAAGTGGTTTACGATTCACAAAAGAAACATAATTGGTTTAATAAACTCAAACCAAATGAAAAAATTATTGTGAAAATTTTTTCAGAAAATTGTGAATGCTATAAAGAAGCTTTTGTGATAAAAGAATCTGATGGCAAATTTATAGAAGCTAAATTATCAAATGAAGCTATTGAAAAGTGTACAAATTGCGCTGAATTAAATAGTAAAAATAAAAAAGGACAAATTACTTGTTGGTATAAAGTAACAATGTTTCCTAAAGAATATGTCGATAAAACAAATTTTGATAATAATTGAAAAATGAATGGATTAATAAAAAATAATTGAATATATATGGCTAAAAAAATTGAATTTGGTTACAAAGTTAGACAAAAACTTATTAAAGGTGTTAATGAATTGGCTGATAGTGTTGCAGTCACTCTCGGTCCAAGAGGTAGAAATGTTATTATAGAAAAGAAACATGGTAATCCTATAATTACAAAAGACGGAGTTACCGTGGCTAAAGAAGTAGAATTGAAAGATTCTATTAAAAATATTGGAGCTCAAATAGTAAAAGAAGTTGCATCGAAAACTTCTGATATCGCTGGAGATGGCACAACAACAGCAACGGTTCTTGCTCAATGCATTATAAACGAAGGAAATAAAGCAATAACAGCCGGTTGTAATCCAATGGATATTAAAAAAGGAATTGATAAAGCAGTAGAATCTGTTGTTAATTCTATAAAAGAAATATCAAAAGAAGTCGGCGATAGTATCGAAAAAATTGAACAAGTAGCTACAATATCAGCTAATAATGATAGTTCAATTGGAAAATTGATCGCCGATGCTATGGAAAAAGTTAAAAAAGAAGGTGTTATTACAATAGAAACAGCTAAAGGAACAGAAACATCTGTTAAAATTGTTGAAGGAATGCAATTCGATAAAGGATATATATCACCATATTTTGTAACAGATAGAGAAAAAATGGAAACAGTTTATGATAATCCATATATTCTTATATACGATAAGAAACCTATAATGTCCGAATTAATTCCAGTGATAGAAAAAACACATAAATCTGGACGTCCACTTTTGATAATATGTGATGATATTGAAGGAGATGCATTAGCAGCTCTTGTTATTAACAGGATGCAAATTGGTCTAAGAGTAGTTGCTGTTAAAGCTCCCGGTTTTGGTGATAGAAGAAAAAATATGTTGGAAGATATAGCTATATTAACAGGAGGTGTTGCTATATCGGAAGAAAAAGGATTGAAATTAGATTCTGTGGAATTGGATGATTTGGGAACTTGTGATAAAATAACAATCGATAAAGATACCACAACAATTATAGGTGGGTCGGGAGAAAAAATAGACATCGCAGGAAGAATAAAGGAAATTAAAGCCTTGATCGAAAAATCCACATCAGATTACGATATAGAACAATTAGAAAAAAGATTGGCTAGACTTGCCGGAGGTATTGCTGTTATTTATGTTGGAGCAGCATCTGAAATAGAAATGAAAGAAAAAAAGGATAGATTTGACGATGCTTTACACGCCACACAGGCTGCAGTAGAAGAAGGCATAATTCCTGGTGGTGGTGTTGGATATATAAGATCAATCGAAAATTTAGATAAAATAGAATATATTAATGATGACGAAAAAATCGGAATAAATATAATCCGTAAGGCTCTTGAACAACCATTACGACAAATTGTTATAAATTCCGGTTCTGGGGATGCTTCTGTTATAGTAAGAGATGTAAAACATAATATACTCCCATATCCAAATAATATAGACTTTGGTTATAATGCTAGAACGGAAAAGTATGAAAACTTATTTGAAACTGGTGTAATAGATCCAACTAAAGTGGCTAGAGTTGCACTGGAAAATGCTGCTTCTGTTGGTGGGTTATTTTTGACAACGGAATGTGTAATATATGACTTAAAAGAAGATGATGAATCCAAGCAAATGCAACCACCACCAATGTATTAAAAAAAATAATGGCAATCAATTTATGTAATAATTTTTTTATTACATAAATTGATTGTATATTTGTTATACCTAAATAAAAAATATTTATTGCTGCAAAAATGGAATACAGAATAGTAGAAAAAAATTTAAAATTCTATCCTCAAGAAAAAGGATGGTCCACACTATGGTTTTGGGATTATTTTCATATGAAAAATCAATCCTTATACCAAGACGACTTTATTAGGTGTTCATTCAATACATATGACGAAGCATTGGATTTCATAAAAGATAAAAAATCTAAAAAAAAGAAAATTCATAAAATTAATTTTTCATAAATATATCACAATGTTCAAAAAATTTTTCGATAAATTAATAAATAGGCCGAAATGTTTAACATATATCTATAAAAGATATAGTGATGATATAGAAAAAATGTTAGATATCCTTGAAAATTATAGAAACTTCGAGGAACCTCCAAGACATTTTAAATTTAATTATCCTCCGCATTATAAATCAAGAATAAATAAATTCTCAGATTTGACTGAGATCAACAATGATAAAAGAAAATATAAAACATATTATTGTGAATCACCAACATCCAGTGTAAATGGTTTTATTAGAATTCTTAATAGATATAAATTTTTTGATGTTGTCGATAATTGGGATCTATATATTCCAAGTGGTTATAACAGAATTGAAATAGAACTAGATAAATTGAATCCAACAAGACCTGATCAAATTATATTTGGAATTCAAGGATGTGATGAAGTTGTTAGTAAGCCAGGTCTTTGGAAAATGTTAGAGAATAAATATGGTCGTGAAAAAGCAATGACCATAATGCCACAAACGTATCTTTTTGAAAACGATGAACATATCAATTTATTTAAAGAAAATTACGAAGAAGGGAAGACATATATTCTTAAAAAAAGAAAGCAGAGAAAAGAAGGTCTTCTTTTAACAAGAGACATTAATGAAATACTATCAGCAAAAGAAAAAGAATTTACTATAATTCAAGATTATAAAAATGACGTTCTTCTCATCAATAATAGAAAAATCAATCTCCGTATTTATTTACTTTTAACAATAAAAAATGGAATATTAGAAGCTCATATTAATAAATATGGTACTTGCATATATAATAATAAAGATTACGATGATACGTCATTGGATTTCGAACATAATATAACAAGTTTCAACTTAAATCTAAAAATATATGATAAAAATCCAATGACATTTAAACAATTAAGAACTTATTTGTCTGAACACGGATATGAAAATCCTGAAATTCTTTTTGATAGAATTGAAGATAACGTAAAATTGTTATGTGATGCAATAAAAAATAATATTGGGAGAGGACACAATTTGAAAGATAATTTATGTGTTCAAATTTTCGGATTAGATTTTATTATTGATAAAGATCTTAATCCTTATTTATTAGAATGTAATAAAGGTCCAGATATGTCGCCAAAGAAAGACACTGGATTCGCTGATCTAATTAATAAATTAGAAGATTTTTATATGTCTGAAAATTTAGTAGAAAAATCATATCCCGATGGATATAAATCAGGAAATGGATTGAAAGTACAAAGAGATTTGTTCAAATATTTAGGAATAATAGATTTAAAATCAACAAATAACGGTTTTTACAGGGTATATTAAAATATAATAAAAAATGAAATTAAGAGAAGTTCTTAATGATAAATATGAAAATAAATATTCTATCGTTGAAGATATTATTTCAGAAATGAAAGAAAGAGTTCAATCCGGTGAAGATCCCGAAGAAGTTCTCTATGATGAAGGATTGGAACCGGATTATGTTTTTGATCTTTTAGATGAATGTGATTTATAAACCTTAAAATTAAATAAATGAAAAAATTATTAATCTTTTTATTTGCACTTATTTTTAGTGCGTCGATTTTTGCACAGGATACTATTAAAGAATCCATTTATATTCCAGATAGACCTGGTTATACAGCTAATGCCAATCTAATTGGATTACACCAAATGGATATTGAAATGGGGTTTGGTTATAATTATGTTAATTGCGGCGATGTAAATAATATTTTTTATAATACTACTTATTTTCGATACGGGATATTTAAACACTTAGAGATTAGAGCGGGAATTGATTTTGGTGAAATATCAACGCCAATTTATAATAGTATAGGAGTAAAAGGATTGAATATTGGAGTTAAAATTCCAATTATAAAAGATGTTAAATATGCTCCAGATATTGCTATTCTAGCATATACATATCTTCCTAATATTGGGATACCGGAATTTAGTATTCCTGATTATGCTCCAGCAATGACACTTTGTTTACAAAAATGTTTTTTTGATAGATTAATACTACTTGGAAACGCCGGTTTTTTCTATGATGGTATAAATCCTTATGCACAAGGAAATATTTCTTTAGCAACTTATTTTTTTATTACGAAAAAAATGGCTATATTTGTAGAAACAAATTGTTTATATTCAGATATGAACAATCCAAATAATATGGGAGATACAGGAATGATATTTTATGTCACGGATAATATCCAATTGGATTTATCTTTTGGTATAAATTATGTTAAAGGAATTGATAATTCATTTATTAACACTGGATTTTCTTGGAGGATTCCAAATAAAAATAAATAATTTTATAATTAAAAAATAATAAAAAAATTATGTCACATTTCACAGTAATGGTAATTGGAAATAATCCCGAAGAACAATTAGCGCGTTATGATGAGAATTTGGATACTGAACCATACGTGGTTGGTAAAGTTTCAGAAGATGATAAAAAAAATTTTGTAGATTATTATATTAAATTATATCCAGAAGACGCTGCTCTTCCTTTCGATAACTTGTACATTAAAAACTGTGATAATTGGAATAATCATCAATGGGAAAAAAACGAAGACGGGGAATGGGAAGAATGGTCTACATACAATCCGGATTCTAAGTGGGATTGGTATGCCTTAGGTGGCCGATGGAGTGGTATGATTAAATTGAAAAAGGGAACAAAAGGCACAAAAGGAAGATCCGGTGTTTTTAATAACGAAGTCGGTATTGATTCGGCTATGAAGGGAGATATCGATAATTTAGATGAACTTAAAACATTTGCAGTTTTGAAAGATGGTGAATGGTATGAAAGAGGAAAGATGGGTTGGTGGGGAATAACAACTAACGAAATGGATGAAACATCTTGGGATAAAGAAATAGTAGAATTTCTTCGTGATTTACCAGATTATACTTTAATTTCAATATACGATTGTCATATTTAAAATTATGATGAGAAATCTTTTAAAATATTATATTTATAATTACACGAAAAATATAATAATTATTTTTATGTTTTTTATAACTATGCCAATAAATTATTATTTTGTGAAAAATTTATTTGAGTGTGGATTGTTTTTGATATGTCTTATAATATTTAATACAATAATAGGAGTATCCTATAGTTTTGGCATAGAAGAGTTTAATAAATTCGTTAAGAAAAAGTCGATTTTTTAAAAAGTATTTATTAAAAAATATTAAAAAATTTTTTTATTACGATAAATAAATTTAATTTTGTACCATTATTCTAAAAAATAATAAAATGACAAATGAAAAAAAAGGAGGATGGTTAAAATCTATTCTCGTTAAGGAGGAAGAGTCAGTAGAAAACAAACAACCTGTTGGTAATGTTAATTATACATTTTCAATGCCACGGCAAATGAGTCAACCTAGCAACCAAACAATTGGACTAAACACAGAAACACCAGATCAAGCTTATCTTGATCATTTATATAAATTCATGGAAGATCAAAATATTCCAGGTCCTGATTATTTTGAATTCGCTAACACTTTGCATGAAATGTCACGTATGGCAGGAGCTATCCCAGAGCAAAGTTTATTTCAATTAGCTTTTGTGAGTCTTAAAACACAGGGAATTACTCCCGAAATTTTAATTCAAACAGCACAGAAATACGTTGTCTTGTTTGAAAAACATAAACAAGAATTTGAAAATGTTTTATCTCAAGAAATACAAAAATCTGTAAATGTCAAGACACAAGAATGTCAATCTCTTGAACAAGCGAATAAACAAGCCGAAGTTAAAATGGCCGAACTTCAGCAACAAATTCAATCTTTACAACAACAAATGATTATAAATGCTAAAAAAGTAGCCGAAAATAATGATTTTATCCAAAGCGAAGGTCAGAAATTAAATATCAAAAAAAGTAAATTCGAAAAAGCTTATAGTATTGTTGTTGATAAAGTTAATGGAGATATTCAGAAAATTCAAAACTATATCAAATGATAATATTAATCAAACTTTTGACATAATGACAATAAGTATCTATAAATAAAAATAACAACAATAATTAAACAAAAAACAAAAACAATTAAAATTATGGAAATTAAAAATTATTTACCAACTGGTTCCGATGGAGGAAAAATTTTAACCAAAACAGAAAGGGGCGTTGCTTGGACAGTGGGGATTGCACTACTATGTGGAGGAATATGGTTATTGTCATGGCTTCTACCAATTCTTATCGCTATAGTGAAAAATGCAATAGTGTTCGGTGCATTATTAGGAGTTACAGGACTTTTCATTTTTCTTATTTGGTCGAACAAATCAATGATTGCTCTTCGATATCAACTTTTCGTTAAGAAAATGTGGAGGAATATTGTAAAAAGTGATCCGATTTCTGTTATGGAAATTCAATGGCGTAAATGGTCTAAAAAGCGTCAAGAACTCAATCAATCTATCATTACTATGACCGCGGCTAAAAACGATCTCTTAATGGCTATGGATAGTAAGAAAGCATTAGCCAATGAAAAATTTCAAGACGCTAAAACAGCTTCAGAATTAGCCGAAAAGAAAAAGGACGCTGAATATGGTCGTAAAGCAACTAAAAATTCAATTATTGCTAATCGTTTGATGCAATCCAATCAGAATTTTGTACCAAGATTAAAAGCAATTCAAACTGCTATCGCTTATTGCACAAAACTCTACGAAAGTTGGGGAGACGATTTGGAGCTTTTGAGACAAGATATTGATATGAAGAAAGAAGACCTAAAACTTTTATCGAGTACGTCAAACGCATTTGATTCAGCTAAAAGTATATTAAATGATGATCCAGATGAAAGAGCTCTTTGGGAAATGTCGGCTGACGCATATGCAGAAAAGGTCAGTAACTATGTTGCAAATATCTCACGTTTCACAGACCAGGCTAAAAATTGGGTCTATGATAAAAGTATTCAAGAAGCATCTTGGGAAGATGAGGGTGAAAAACTTTTATCTATGTACGACACTGAAACTTTCAATCAACTCACAGATTTTCGCGCACTTGTAAATAAAGATGAAAATATTAGTTTTGCAGAAAAATCTAATGATTATCAAAAGATTTTATCTGAACCAATGCCATCATCTAAATCATCAACATTCAAAGATTTAATATAATATAATTATTAACAATTTAAAAACAATAATAAAATATGACAACATTAGATTGGATTGAATTATCACTATTAATAATTTTATTATTACTCCAAATATCGGGAGTTATATCAAATCAAAAAATAATTAATAGATTCAAAAAATAAAAAAAAGAAAATTAAAACAAACAATTATTAACAATTTAAAAACTCAAAATTATGTTTAGTAGATTAACAACGACAGGTAAAATTCTCGCAGGTTTAGTAATCGCAGGAATTCTTTTCGGATTGGGATATTTTCTTTATCCTAATTTCAAATCAGTTACAACGGCATCAAAAGAGATCCCTGGACTGACAGAAGATGAAATGGATAGTGTTTTGACTATCGGACTCAATACATTTGGTGGATACGCCGTTATTACTTATCTCAACGATGGAGTAACTCCAAATAAAAACAGTAGAATGTATAAGGATTTTGGACTTTTATTGGATATTAAACAGATGGATGATAGAAATCTATGCAAAGAATCTCTTATTTCAGATAAAACTGACGCAATTTATACTACAACCGATATTTCACCGGCCGAAATGAGTGCCGATGGGGAATTGGCTAAGGCTGGAGTTGTTCAGTTTTTCAAAATTGATAATAGTGGTTCTGATCTAGGCGGTGCAGATGTTATTGTAGGAACACGTTCTTATAATAGTGTGTCTGATTTGAAACCAAGCACAAAAATTGCTTGCGCTTTTCCAACAGCTTCTTCAACTCTGTTAATTAACTGGCTAGATGCCGGCGGGAAAACAGTTAATGATGTTGAGGTGGTTTATGTTGAAAGCGGAGCTAAAGCAGCAGAACTTTTTACTCTAGGACAAGTAGATCTTGCAGTAGTATGGTCTCCGGATGATGTCGATTGTATTAATAAGGTTAAAGGTTCTCATGTTGTAACTAGTACAAAATTCGCGAGATCTATCATCATGGACGGTCTTATTGCTAAAAGAAGCACTATTGATAAGAAATTTAATTTATTTGTTAAATTGACAAGAGCTTGGATGGTGGGTAATTCAGAAATGACTGATCCAGCCAAAAGGGATTTAGCTGCCAAATCTTTTGCAACAGCTTTCAATTTTAAATATGAATTAGTAAAGGATGCTGTTGATAAAATTAGATGTGCTACATATGGAGATAATTTGGCATTCTTTGGACTGGATGCAACATATACTGGAATTGACGGTGATGATCTATATACACGAATGGCTAAGATTTATTCTAAAATTAAAGATCCAGCATCTAAAAGTTATTACGCAGTTAATCCTCTTCCATGGGTTAAAGTATCTTACTCCGGAGTAATTGAATCCATAAAAGATTTAACTGGAATTCAACACGCTGCAGAGGGTCAAATTCAATTTGAGCCATCTTCAAAAGAAACCATGTCTAAAACTCCAATGGCAACAAAACATGTGACAATTCAATTTGCATTAAATTCTTTCGAACTAGATAATACTGCGAAAGATATCATCGATAGAGAAGTTGGCACTACTTTAAATAGTTGGTTAGGCGCAAGAATTAGAATTGAGGGTAATACTGATAAAACAGGCAATAGAGAAAATAATAAAGCTCTATCGTATAAAAGAGCTAATGCTGTAAAAAATTATTTGATGAAAACATATGATTTTCAAGAAAATAGGTTTGATATTATTGGAAATGGTCAGGATAAACCAATTCCCGGTGGAACAAATGAAATGAATCGTAGAACTGACTTTGGATTAATTGGTGAATAATTGTTGTTATTTGATTATTATGGGGGGTTCAAATATCGGACCCCCTTTTTTCAATGAGTAAAAAAACATAAAAATGAACATAAAAAAAATATTTAATTCTTTTGGAAAAGATTGGAAGTATCTTTTTAAAATGGAAAGTCCTAAAACATCAGATATAAATTCGAGTACAAAAATAATTCTTTTGTTTTTAGGAACCGCTATTTTGTTTTTTCTGTGGTGGGGAATAAACTTAACAAATTTAATTTCGGCAAATATTCTTCCATCTCCAATTAAAGTTTTTTCTTCTTTTGAAGAATTAGTAGTGAAGAAACATTTAATACAAAATACGATTTATTCTTTCGGAATCAATTTCGCAGGTTATATAATCGCAATATTAATAGCACTTCCCTTGGGATTTATTTTGGGTCTAATTCCGGGTTTCAGAGAAATGTTTAGTAAACAAATAGATACCGCGAGATTTCTCCCCATTCCGGCAGTAACGGGTATATTTTTAGCTATTTTTGGATTATCTGTTTGGTTAAAAATAAATTTTTTAGCTTTTGGTATCTTTGTTTATTTACTTCCAGTTGTTGTAATTAGAATTATCGAAGTTGATAAAACATATAAACAAACCATATGGACACTCGGAGCTAATAAATGGCAACAATTAAGAAGAGTTTATATTCCATCAGTTTTATCAAGAGTATCTGATGATATTAGAGTTCTAGTTGCAATTTCATGGACATATATTGTTGTCGCAGAAATGATGTTTAACACAGGTGGTTTAGGTGGTCTCATTCCTATTGTTAGACAAGAAACAAGATATGATATGCTATATGCGATACTTTTAGTGTTTGTTTTTATAGCTTTCATACAAGATAAATTGTTAATGATCCTAGATAAATCAGCTTTTAAATTCAAATACGTATAAGATATGAACAACAATTTTTTTAATGACACTATAAAAAAAGAAGAAGTAATTATTCCACAAACGGATACAAAATCCAATCCTTTTATTGAGGTAGAATCAGTGGATGTTAAAACAAAACATGATGTTGTAGAAGAAAAACTCAATGGAGTTAAATACAATCAAACAAATATAATGGAACTTAATCATATCAATCAAACATATGATGATGGGAAAATTGTTATATTCGATGATTTTAATTTACAAATAAAAGATATTGCTGATAGAGGACAGTTCATTGCAATAATCGGAGAATCCGGGTGCGGAAAATGTTTTTCTAAAAATAGTTTTATAACAATAAGAAATAAAAAAACTCAAAAAATAGAAAAAATTAAAGCAGATGATTTTATAAAACGTTTACGAAAACCGAATTAACCAAATACGACATTATTATTTAAATATATTATAATTAAAAAAATATATGATATTTAAATATGCTTCTCATGAATTTGAACAGGATAATATACCACAGTGTAATATATGTAATGGTAAACTTATTATTAAATTAAGAAAAAAACGCAAACCAATAAAATATGAATATTATCAGTTATATGGGTGTACAAATTGTAATTTGAATAATAGATATTTAAAATGGAAGTCATTATTACCGAAGGAATTATATAATAAGATAAAATTAATGTATAGTAACCAATTGGTTAAAAATCATATATTCAATATAAATAATTATTTAAAAAAGGGATATAGTGAAGAAGATGCAAAAAAAATAATATCTAATATACAAAAAGAAAATTCAAGTAAGGTTAAAAATAGATTTAAAAGCACTAATTATAATTTAAAAAAAATAGGATATACAGAAGTTCAGATAAAAAATATGAGAATTGGTCCAAACCAAATAAAATATTGGACAAAAAAAGGATATAATGAAGATGATGCTAAAATTAAAATATCAGAACATCAATCTAAAATAGCTAAAGGTACCGTTAGAAAAGGAACCGGAAAATATCCAAATCAAATTGAATACTGGATAAAAAAAGGATATAACGAAAATGATGCAATAAAAAAAATTAGTGAAAGACAATCCACATTCAATTTAAAAAAATGTATAGAAAAATATGGTGAAATTGAAGGTAAACAAAAGTGGTTAGATAGACAAGAAAAATGGATGAAAAACTATAAAAAGAGTAATTTTTCAAAAATTAGTCAAGAACTATTTTGGCAAATATATGATAAAATAAATAAAAATGACGAAATATATTTCGCAACATTAAAAGATAAAATGAAAGATGATAGCGGGTGTAATAATGAATACAAATTGAAATTGAAAAATAAAGTTTTAAGTCCTGATTTCTTTGTTAAAAATAAAAATAAAATAATAGAATTTGACGGAACTTATTATCATAGAACTATTCCAGAAAATAAAAAAAGAGATATAATAAGAGACATTATTATTAAAGAGAATGGATATGATATACTACACGTTAATGAAAGTGAATATAAAGAAAATCCAAAGAAAATTATAAATGATTGTTTTAATTTTTTAAATGATTTAATATGAGAAAATATACAGAAACTATATGTAATTCCGATTATGAAATATTGACAGACGTTGGATTCGTTGATATAAAATCAATATCTATAACCATACCTTATATTACTTGGATATTGAAAACAGAAAATTTTGAATTAAAATGTGCTGATACTCACATAGTATTTGATGATAATATGAACGAAATCTTCGTCAAGAATTTGAAAATAAATGATTTAATTTTTACTATAAATGGAATAGAAAAAGTCATATCCATAATAGAAACTGATCATGAAGAAAATATGATTGATATTGAATTATCTGAAAAATCAGAAAAAAGATTTTTTGTCAATGGAATATTATCACATAATAGCACTCTATTAAGATATATTGCAGGATTACAAACTCCAACAAGTGGTGAAATTCTTTTAAATGGAAACCCACTTACTGAAAAAGAACATATACCTATGGTTTTTCAACAATATTCATCATTTCCTTGGTATTCTGTTTTAGAAAATATTGCTCTTCCTTTGATTTTAAATAAAACTCCAAAAAAAGAAGCAAGAGAAAGAGCTATGGAAATGATTAAAATTGTTGGTTTAGAAGGACATGAAAATAAATATGCTAAATATCCATTATTATCGGGTGGTCAATTACAGAGAGTAGCCATAGCGAGAAATCTTGTCGCTAATTCGAGTATTCTTTTAATGGATGAACCATTTGGGGCGTTGGATATAGTAACACGTAGATCAATGCAGGTTTTTTTAAGAAAAATCTTTCAGGACAATAACAAAATAGATCCCACTGTTATTCTTGTAACACATGATATTAGAGAAGCTATATTTTTATCAACAGATATATTTATTCTAGATGCAAATCCAGCCAATGTGAGATGTCATATTGAAGTGGATCTCCCCGATGTGAGAGATATACATCTTAAAAGAGAATCAAAATTTTTAGAATATGTTAATTTTATTGAGGATTTCATGGAAAAACTAGAAGTTGAAAATGAAGCAAAAAAAACAAAGAAAGTAATAGAACAAAAAAAGAAAAAAGGTAATTTTTTATTTAAACCAGTATGAAAAAGATTATAAAAATAGAATTTGACAAACAATTTTTTGGAAAAAATGAAATATAAATAAAAATTAAAAAAATGAAAATAGGAACATTAGAACACCCAGATATATGTCCAAAATGTGGAAAAAAGGTAATAGAATCTCCTAAATATTTAGAAGAGAAAGAATTCTCGTCTAAAGTGTATAGTGTATTTACTATCAAATGTTTAGATAATGCGTGTGGATATGAAACTGAACCATATAAAATTTTATGGGAGTCAACTATTAACAAAAAACCTATTGATGTTACGCCAAAAAAAGAAAATTTTTTAAAAAGATTATTAAAATTTAAAAAATGAAAATATACTTATTAGAAATATGGTAAATTGAATCAGTTTTCATCTCTAATATATACAATTAAAAAAAATTAAAAAAAATATGATTGAAAAAATACGATATATTAAAAAATATAACGAAAGCTTTGATTCTTCCGATATTGTAGAAGATGTTAAAAACATAACTAAATGGTTAAAAGAATATTTAAAAATTTCTGGAGCCAAGGGATTTGTAATTGGATTATCTGGGGGAGTAGATTCTAGTGCTGTTTGTGGTTTAGCTGTTGATGCAGCCGGAAAAGAAAATGTTATCGGTATTCTTTTACCATCTATAGTTGGATATAAAGATGATGTATTGGATGGAAAAAGAGTCGCTAAACATTATGGAATAAAATATATTGTGCATCCAATAAAAGAAACTGTTTCCACAATAATAAAAGAAAATAAAGATATGCCGACAATGGCTATAGCCAATATTCAAGCCAGGATAAGAATGACTTTGTTAAGAATGTATGCTGAATTGAATGGTTATCTTGTAATTGGAACCACTAATAAATCGGAAGATATGCTAGGATATTTTACCAAATCCGGTGATGGTGGTTCTGGAGTTGATGTTGAACCATTATCTCAATATTATAAATCAGAAATAAAGAAGTTTGCTAAATATTATAAATTACCATACGATTTAGTGAATAGAGTCCCGAGTGCAGGATTGTGGGCAAATCAAACGGATGAAGGTGAACTCGGATTCACTTATGATGATTTTGAAAACTATTGGAAATGGAAATTATCTAAAAACGGAGATTGTCCTGTTACTGAAGAAGTTGTTAAAAAAATAGAAAAATTATATAGAACAACAGAACATAAAAGAAACTTACCACCTTATTATAAGAGAAAATAAAAAAATTTATTTTAAGACATTTTTCAAATCACATATTAACGAAAAAACATGAAGGGGTGGATCCGTGGTGTTTTCGAATTCAGCGTTATATGTTTTATTTAATTCCAATAATTTAAATCCTTTATCTAAAATTATTTCTTTATGATTATTTAATAAATATTGATAAAAAGGTCTTCCTAAAATATCAATTAACGTCTTTGGCTGATTTGCCCAATTATCCATAACAAAATAAAAGTTTTCTGAAAAGTTATTATTTTTATTTAAAATAAAATCAAATATGTCTTTATAATTTCCTTCTATTGATATATTTTGATCTTCTGTTATATAAATAGTTTGCAAATCCTGAACAGACAATCTAAGATCTGGAAAATTTGTATTAATTATTTTTTTTATCGTAATATCATCTACTGTCATTTTAGCATGTTTAACAACGCTCATCAAATATTTATAATAACCATTTAATAAAAAATTTCTTTCTTCATCATTCATTGGATTAAAACATATCTTATTGAATCTAGATAATAAAGGTCCTATTACTTTAGATATATCATTCATAGATATTATAAATCTAATCCTGTGATCATATTTTTCCATAAATCCTTTAAATCCGTCTTGAAATTCAGGACTCGTTTTTTCAAATTCTTCAAGATAAACATATTTCATTTTATCATCAGTTTTGACAAGCGGAGATGGCATGGAATCACAAAAATCGAGCATTTTTTCTCTTAGTATATTTATACCATTATCTATGTTCGCATTTATTTTCATCGAACATTTATCTTTGAGTAGAATATCTACTAATGTAGACTTTCCTGTTCCTTGACATCCATATAATAACCAATTTGCTTGATCTATACCCCTATTAAAATAATTCTTAATTCTAGGAAGTAAAACCATATTAGACATCGATTTTGGTCTATATTTTTCCCAGAAAAGTTTATTGACAATAGTTGACATAATATTCTTTTTTATTTATTTTATGCTGAAAAGAATAAAATGTTTTTTTTAATAATTAAATATCTCGGTAAGTATCATTTACTATGTATTCCCAATGCCATGGTTCAGCTTGTCTGGCACCTTTTCTAGCCCAACTTGGATTAACAATACCAAAACTTGGAGCATTTTTATCCATCCATTTATATACTTCAGAATCGAATGAAATTCCACCACCCCTGGTAGAATCACCGATATCAACAGCTATACCCCAACCATGTAATGATCTACCAGGAGTTGCAGCAAGACTTCCTTTTCTTCTTTTAACATCGACTTGAGCTTCATATGTTCTGTAAGAGTCTGTAACGTATATACTTTTGCTGAATTTTTTCATATATTCTATATTTAATTTTATATAATTTAAAGCAAAATGTTTTTCTAGCTTTGCTGTGTTTTTCAATTCTCCACTTGAATTCCCAACTTGTATTTTTGACATATATTTATCTGGTACTTCTCCATTTAATATTATTTGGCCGTTTACGTTCTTTGTCTTTTGACCAGTTTTTGTTGTACCTGTTGCATAATTTTGTAAAGCTCCTCCTCCAGAAGTTGTAGATTTTTCAACATATTGTGATTGATCATCTGTAGTAAAAACCACACTTGGATCGTAATTTTCAGCGATATCTTCGGAAGAATCATCATAAACGTCATCATTATTTTCAAAAGCCATTCCGGATATAATATCATCGGGATCTGATTGATCTTCATATGTTTCATCACCCGAATTATAATTTAGTGCCCCATTACTTTTTTGTTCTTTCTTTTCTATTTCTTTAGCTTCTTCTTCAGTAACATATTTATAAGTTTTTTCCGGTGTTGAAACTGGAACCATGACTTGTACATAATTTTCAATGTTTTTAAAATCGTAATCAGTGAATGAAGTCTCAGTGCCTTTTTTTTCGTATAGATTTATATCTTCATTGCTGTCTATTCCGAATGGTACTTCAGATAAACCTTCAACTATATTTCCGGATGAATCTTCGGAAGAGATAGAAGTCTTTTTAATTATTGACGATGGTATAGATTCTTTTAATTCGTTATTGCTTTTTTCAAATTGTTCTATAATTTTTTCTTTTAAAACTGGATCATTTGTTATATTATTATTTATATTGACCCCGTCGTGCATTTGACTAGAAGATGTTGGTGTTCTTTTAAGTTTTTCTACTTTTCTATTATCAACAATATTCACGTAATCAGATACAAAATCTTTTCTAAGATTTTCATATTCTGCGATTGATAGTTCTAATTCTGTTTTAAGTACATTTGCTCCTTTACTATCTAACAATGAAGTCGGTTTCTTTAAAATACTCATGAATTTATCCATCCATTCAAAATATCTTGTCCCTAAAACGGCTTGTTGCGTCGAATTTTTTGTACCTATATTTAATTTTTGATTAGCATCCTTTAATTCTAAATTAATGTTTTCATTATCTATTGTTATTTTATTATATTTATAGTCCATAGTTAGATTTGTATCATCTGCGAAAATTTGTGTTCTATGATCAATCAATATGGCGAAAAAATTAACATATTCTTCGTCTGACATATCTTTTATTTTATTAAATACATTTATATTATAATGATCAGAATACATGTAATAAGGTTCATATAATATGTCATTTGGAAAAAAAACAGAAACTATTTTACCGATGGCAGGTACTTCAAAAGATCTAGCACTCAAGGACTTAATTGGGGTAGCCCAAGGAATATCTTCAACAGGTATATCATCAAATATACTTTGAACTCTAATTTTAACTCTACCGAGTCTATCTGGATCAACATTGTCTTCTACTAAACCGACCCATAATTTATCTAAGTCTTTCACCTTCTAAATTATCTTTTTTTTCTTCTCTTTTGTTTTTTTCTAAATCTTCTTCATTAACATTGAAATATTCCATTGGTAATTTATTTATTTTATCTCCTGAAATATTAGAATAGTCTAATTCCTTTCTATCAATTGAAGATTCATCATTGACATTCATATTAATAATTTTCTTTTGAATATTCGTATTATTAATAATATCATTTTTTTCTAGGACTTTTTTAGTTATAATTTTTTCTTTATTGACATTATAATTATCTAACGTTTTTTTGTCTTTACTGATTTCATCATTAATGTTAGAATATTCGATTGGATTTTTTTGAATAGTTTCAGAACTATTTAAATTCAAATCAGGTATTATTTTTTCTACTGATGATTTATCATATTGAATAATTGGAATTTGTTTTTCATTTTTTTCAAATGGAGTTATATTAAACTCATCTAATATGTTATTTTTAATTACAATATTATCTCCAATTATATTTCCAAGATTAGCTGTATTATTTGCTTCTATTATATTATTATACAACTTTATTTCATTTAATCTATCATTCTCTTCAATTTCATTATCATATAATTTATCAAGATTAATTTTATTTTTTTCTTCAAATTTATATAAATATATTGGATCTAATAATTTTTTAATCGAAGATTGTTCATAAACTCTGTCATAAGACATTTCTTCTTTTTGTTTTTTATCCATTGATATAAATCCTAAATTTATTAAATTTCTTTCAGAATTGTTATTATATTTATAAATTTTTTCAAAATTTATATTTTGTTCAATTTTATTATATAAATAATTAACATTCATTATTTGACGATAAGACGTGTTAGAATACAAATAATTTTGAGTTATTTCTTTTGCTGAAATTGCATTATTATATATTAATATAGTATCAAATGATCTTTTCATTACGGAGTTTTGATATAACGTTTCAAATTCGATATTATTATTTCTATTAACTTCATTATTATATGCCACTATATTGTCTAAAGTCTTTTTTATATTAACTGAATTTTCATAAGAAAATATTAATTCGAATGGACTTATTTTTTTGATATCGTCATTTGCTCTTAAATTATTTAACTCCTTATTTATACTTATCGCGTTGTTGTATATATGATATTCATGCAAATCATTAAATTTCAATCTCTTAGTGAATAAATATGTTAAAGGCATAATATTAGAATGGTCCACTCCTAAAAACAAAACACCAAGATCCACAATTCTAGGATTATATATGTTTTGATATAAATTTCCCATATTTCCAAAAATCTTTGGTTTAATTGATATGGATATTCTATCATTATCTAAAGGTAATTTATTATTAAAAGAATTATCTATATTTCCAAGTCCGCCTAATTGATGAGGTGTGAAACTAGTGTCTATATTTCCAAGATTGCCAAATACATGTGGGTTAAAATATAAATTTATATATCCCATATCAACAGGATTAGATGGAAACGATACGAATGGAATAACACCAAGTCCGCCTAATTGATGAGGAGTGAAACTAGTATCTATATTTCCAAGATTGCCAAATGGATGTGGGTTAAAATATAAATTTATATATCCCATATCAACGGGCTTAGGTGGAAAAGAAGCAAATGGAATAACACCGAGTCCGCCTAATTGATGAGGAGTGAAATATAAATTTATATATCCCATATCAACGGGCTTAGGTGCATAAGATACGAATGGAATATATCCAAGATTACCTAATGGACGAGGAGTGAAACTAGTGTCTATATTTCCAAGATTTCCTATTAGTCGTGAATAGAAACTAGTATCAATATTACCTAAATCTATGTTTGGACTAGGATTGATTGACAAATCAATGGTTCCCATATCAACTGGAGTTAACTCTCTATGAGTCGTGTTTATTCTCCAATTTTCTGGATATGGTATAGATTGAGTTGATGTATTTATATAAAGAGGTGGCATCGGAGGGCCCAATCCATGAATACCTCCTAAGAACATATTAATTATTCTAAATGGTAATTCAAATAAAAAATTTCCGTAAATTTGACCATTTAAACTGTCTAATAAATTCATATTATCATTTATAATGTCAGCTGTAGTTTTAGAATATCCATAATTCCATTCGGAATTAGAAACACTTGGTTCATAGGGCCTAGAAACATCAGCTAGGTCTTGAGAATGCATGAAATAAACGTCCGGATTGGTTGTTACAGTTGAGTCTGAATTTATCTCTGAGTTTATTATTGCTGGTTCATATATTCTTCCAATATCTTCAAGATCGGATGTCCTATCTGTGTTTTCCGTATCTGACGACACTTTATTATAAAATTTATCATGATCATAATACGTTGAATCAGCTATACCATTAGTTCTTCCGGTGGATGTTTGTAAGTCATTATCATTATTATATTTTGATAAATTTGATAATTTTTCATTAAATGATTCAGGGGAAGAAGCATTATTTAAAAATACCGTATTTAGACCATCTTTGAAACTTTCTACATTTTTATCCTTATTATTTAATTTTAGAGTGCTAGAACCATTTTCGAAAGAATCCATTATTAATGGATTTTCTGTTTCAATTTCAATAGATTTATAATAAATATCAAATTTCAAACTAGCTGGTTTATCAATTTTTCCGGCATCAAATCCACCAACAGTTAACGAATCATCAAAATTTTTAGAATCAAAGAAATTAAATGAACAATCTCTTAAAACGTATATGATATAAGATTTATCGAATTTTGTAGTAGTTCCTGTATCACCTTCGGGTATATAATATGACATGTTTCTAACATCAGATATTTTTATGTACATATTAAACCTCAATAAATTAGCCGGAATCATATATCTTTGTTCTTTATATGAATATGCCAAATTTTTGTATAAATTAGATAAATATGATGAAATCATTGATAAATCTTCATTTAAAGTTATTGTTATTTTATCTTTTTCAAAATCTACCATTTTTTTAGTTAAAAGATTCAAGCCTTCTATACTGTTGATATAATAGGATTTATTTCTTTCTAATTGATTGAAATTAGTGTTAAATAAAAAATATAATGTTTTTAGAAATTCAGAATGTAATTTTTTTCTTGCGTTAATTGCTGGAATATTACCATAATCATCTAAAAATTTAGATAAACCATATTTATATGTTGTTCCTGATTCAACTATAAATAAAGGAGAATATCGAGTATCCAATACTATATCAAAAATAGGAAATAAAGGATCTTGAAAAAAGAACATAGGGTCTGAATATTTCCCACTCAAATCAGCATAATCTAAACCGTATTTAAAATTAGTTGAATCATAATCGACTGTGGTCTGCACATCAACAAAAGATGGTTCTATAACTTGTTTATAATCACTATCGTAACCACTACCGTCCTTACCGTCTGGTATTTTTGGAATGTATTTATTAACTGACATTATGTTTATATCATCCATTTTATTTATTTATTTTCAGTTCCTTTACTATCTCTCTCACCAAGGGCTGTTAATTCCCTTTTAACCACAGTTATTTCTTGAACCATTTTGCCTCGTTTTTTCCCTCTTTTTGTATATGTGAAATTTATACCTATAATTAACCAATCACCACTTAATCTTTCGTTTAATTTATATTTGTCTTGATTTTTAGCTTTTTCAACATCAGATTTAGTAACTGGATTTAAATCAGAATCAAGTTCACGTAATTTATATATTTCAATATTCACTGGTTGAAATCTATATAATTGAAAATTAATATTTTTAAGAATTATATTCATTCTTATTTTTTGTAAAAATTCCAAATTATGTTCGTTTAATTTATCAGCGTATAAATAATTCTTATGAGCATTATTTTGATCTAATTTTCCTAAAAAATAATTTTTTCTTTGATTTATTCCATAATTATTATCTTTTGGTTGTCCTTTCATAACTATCAAATTATTCTTATCGCTTTTCGAAGAAATGGTATCTAATTTGACAATTGAAAAATTCTTATCTTTTAAATCATAATAATAAATATATGGATTATATCCTAATGTGAAATTAACATCGGTCGAATTGTTTATTAAATTATATTTATCAATATATAGATTAGTGGAATTCTTATCTGGGTGATTTGATAAAATTAATGGAAGAGTAGTTTGTTCTCCTGTTAAACTTTCTGTACTAGCCATTGTTTTACTATTAGTGTTTTCCTTTAATTGTTTTTCAATGTCAATATAATTTAAATTATAAAAGAAATCAACATAAGCCCAAGTGAATGTATCATCACTTATGTATGATTTTTTGACAATTTCAGGTATTTGTTCTCTCACAAAATCAACACCACAGTTTATCCACACCATTTCATCATTAGTCTTTTCTATATTTGAAGCAAATCCCAAATCTGTCTTTTCGGCAATTGTTTTTAAAACATCATAACTCGTTCCTTTATTACTACTGTTTTGAATATAATATGGTACATTTAACTCTCCAAATAACTCATATATTTTGTCTTCTACATCCCCTCCTTTATTTTTTACAGCACCGAATTTTGTAATATAAAAATCCATTCTAATTGACATCAATAATTCGGAGTTAGATCTTATTAAGATACTTACTATTTGTTGATCTAATGGATATTTGGAATCAAATATTTTATTTGTTGGATCTCTAAATGTCATTTCAATCATAGGTAGAAATCTATCATTATAAAGCCTAAAATATATAACATCATTATTTTCAACAGTAACCCCATTAATAACAATGTATGGTAATTTTCCAATACTATCACTATAATCTTTAGCATCTTTATCCTTAACCCCCTCTTTATATTCCATTTGGATGGTTAATAATTTTTTATTTGATCTATTTATAACCTCTATCATTTAAATCTATCTATTATTTTTATAGTCTTATTATCATAATCAATATCAACATCTTTTAAATTACTAGGTTTTATTGTCGGTGGTAGTCCGATTCCAGTATCTCTATTCGGATCTTTTTTAGTATCTTTATTTGGATTAACTAATTCATTAATAATTTCTTCTTGATCAGTTTTTGGTTGAACTTTTAAACCATTTAAATCGTCTTCATCTAAGAAATAAATAATACTTCCACCTTTTATTGACCAAGGATTTAATATGTTATTTATTGTCAATAATTCATCAATATAAGCAAAATTACCGTATATACTATAACATATTAAATCAATTCTCATAGCCTCTTCTTCTGAAACTATATATGGATAATAATTCAAAGTATCATCTATTACCAAAATAGGATCAACTATATCGGTTAGATTATCTTGATTTTTCATTTTATCTGCTGTTTCTAAAGTATATAAATAACTCATTAAATTAATTTTTATTTTATTTAAAACCAAAAGGGCTCCGCTTCTTTTATCCTGCACCACCACCACCAACTGTATCAACGTTTATGTAAGATCTAGCATCACTCGGTTGTGATTGATCTTGAGATACTCCGACCGTAGAATTAATACCAGATGCCGTTGAATTATTGCTAGGTTCAGTCCCCCCATTCAACGAATTAATAGAATAAACTCTTTTATAACCATTATTAAACATTTTTTCCAATTCACTCCTGCCTAAAGGTCTTCCTAATTCACAATCTATTTTAACGTCAATTCTGGCTGACATATCATTAAATCCTAAATCGTCACTCATTTTCACATCTACATTCTTAACAACTATATTTCCAATATTTATAATTGGGGAATACGGATTTCCTATAGTTAGATGCCATGGCGTAGTGTTTATACCGCACATTAAAGCTATTGAACCTTTTAATGGCCATCTGAATTTAAAAACTGTACCAGCCAATAAAGTAGTAGAAATATTGTTTATGGCATCTCCAACACTTGCACTCGGGTCCGGCATTTTAAATCCTCCCGCTAATTTAGATTTCCCATCATTGTCAGTACCCCCTTTTTGTTTTCCATTAGTGTCAGCTTTAACTCCACCGCCTAAATCGTTCACAAATTGGGTAACACCTTGAACAAAAGCATCTACCATGGCCTTTAAAAAATTAACAAAATTGTCTTTGCCATCAGAAGAAGATCCATTTACTGCACCGATTAATTTTTGAAGAGCAGGACTATTGCCCAACATAAATCTTTGTTCTGATGTTCCCATTTTAAATAAATTACTGAGTATATCTAACATAGCCATACCAGGATCTATTCCATTGATATATTTTTGTTCATATGATGTTTCTAAATTTAAATTTAAAGTTGATGATAAAGATTGTTGACCGCTAGTGTCTCTCATTTTTGCTGTTCTTAATACGTTTGGATCACCAGTCGGCACAAATGTCGCACTATAGTCATCAGTTAATCCCATAGCATTTAACATTCCCCATAATAGACCTTGAGACCAACCAGGAACGCTCATTATATTTTCGGCTCCTTTTATACCCATGTCCTTTAATATATTATTAATCACTTTATCTAATGTTTCTGTTTGATCTGTCCACACTTCATTAAAACTAAAACTCAATAATTCTGAATCATCTTTTGGTTTTATCCAACCAATAACAGTAGATATCGGTTCGACTGCTTTTCCCCATGCTAATAAATTATTAGGTACTATTGCATTATCTGAAAATCTTCTAAGTATCCATAGTCTATTTATTGGATATACACCCAAATCCTTCAAATAAGCGAAATCGCCTGCTTTCAATTTTAAAGCTTTTGTTTGTTGTGTAGTAAAATAATTTATTAAAGAAATATATGGATCCTCATTAGAATCATCGAACATATATACGTTATTCTTTAAATAATTTATTATTTCTACAGTCCCTGATGTTTTTGGATTTTTATAAACCAAAATTGCACTTTCAGTGGCTGGATCTGTTTTATCTGTATTTTGTCCACTTTTAACAAATTGACTTCCTTTTAAATCTAAATTAGTTGTATTTTTTTTTCTTGGTTTTATTTTTGATATTCTATTATAAATATCACCTTTGTTCATATCTCCGAGACTACCATCCTCTTTAACGTTTCTATTATTGAAATTTTCCAAACCCGGGCTAAAAATAAATCCAATTTCTGAATGCACTTTATTAAACTCTTTTTTCTTTATATATTAAAAATAACGTTTGCTAAATTAAAATTTTAATATATAAACACATGATAAAAATATTTGAAAATTTTTTTAATGATATTATTGATTTAGATTTTGGTGATATTGTCACATATAGAGGAATAAGGAAGCATCATAAAAGAGATGAAAAAGCAATGGTAATGGGCATAAAGTATGATGAAAAAAACGGTCATGCTTATTATAGAATTGAATTTTCGGACGGCGGTCAAAAAATATGTAGAGAACAACTTATACAAAAAAGAATTAAAAAAACATATGATGATATAAGGTTCGAATCCAAAATGAAAAAGAAACCGAGCTATTTATATTACAAAAATATAAATGATGAAACTGGAGGATTTTTATTCGTCAAAGAAAAACAGAAAAAGGAAATAGCTAGAAAAGAGAAAAAAAGAAAAGAAAGAGAAAAAAAGAGAGAAGAAATTAGATTAAAAATGTTAGATATAGATCCATATGGTGAAGAAGATTGGGGAATGGATGATTATGATCCTGAATTAGATGGGCCTAGATGGATGATGAATTGGAGATTAAATTATCATTTGGATTAATAATCTTTTAAAATTTGTGAATTATCAAACATATTTATATTAGTAAATATATCATTTTGAATTCTAATATCATCTTTAAATTCATCGAAAAACATCAATATATTAAAATTAGTGTCTGTTTTCAATATTTTTTTAATTTTTAATATTTCATTTACATCTAATTTTTCGTTTTGAAAGTTTGGAATATAATATATGTCTTTTCCTTTATTTAATGATTGTACTATTCTTGTATAAATCATCAAATTAAAATAATCATTATATTTGTTGTCAAAAATTTCATTTTCTTCTAATGCGCTTTTTATATCTATTATAACTTTATTTTTTAAACGATTCACTTTACAATATTTGTCCAATTTTTTTCTATTTTTACACATAACTATATAAAAATCCATACAACAAAATTATTTTACTTTATATATATTTAATAAAGAGTCCAAAGAAAAATAAATTTTTTTATTTAATAAAAAAGAATTGAATAGAAATGTTAATAACGAAAGAAATTGAAGTAAAAATAACAAGACAAAATATCAATCATTATAGAAAAATCGGAAAAAATGTTAATTTGAAAGATAATATTATGGTTAAACCAGAAGAGTTGCCAAAAAATTCTCATAAGATTTTAAAAGTTGTTTGTGATGTATGTGGTAAGGAATTGGATATGAAATGTCAAACTTATAATAAAAGATTATCTTGTTTAAATTATATTACGTGTAAAAAATGCAGCATTGAAAAAATTAAAAAATTAAATCTTATAAAATATGGAGTTGATAATTTTTTAATCACAGATGAATTTAAAAATAAATCAAATAAAACAAAAATAGAAAAATATAACGATATAAATTATAACAACCCTGAAGAAAATAAAAAGACATGTTTATCGAAATATGGAAAAGAATATCCACTACAAGTTGAAGAATTTAAAGAGAAATTAAAAAAAACCAATTTTATAAAATATGGTAAAGAGTATTATTATAATATTGAAAAATTAAAAAAAACTTGTTTGGAAAGATACGGTGATACAAGCGCTATGAAAAATGAAAATATTAAAAAAAAGGCTATTAATATTAAAATGAAAAAAAGAATACCGTTATTATCGAAATATGGTATCGTCAATATAAATGAAAATAATGAATATGTTTGTAATAAAAATCACGTTTTTAATATGAATAAAGGAACCATATCTAGCAGATTGAATTACAAAACAATTTTGTGCCCGATTTGTAATCCATTGTACTCTAGTAATAGTAGCGGGTATCAAATTCAATTATCGAATTTCATTAAAGAAAATTATAATGACGAAATTTTAATAAATAACAAAAATATAATAGATAAAGAAATAGACATTTATTTGCCAAAATTGAAATTGGGATTTGAATTCAATGGTCTTTTCTGGCATAATGAAATTGGAAAAGAAAAAAATTATCATTTAAACAAAACAAATTTAGCGGAACAAAAAGGAATTAAACTCATCCAAATATACGAGGACGATTGGTTATATAAACAAAATATCATTAAATCCAGAATACTGAATCTTTTAAATAAAACTCCAAATAAAATTTATGCTAGAAAATGTACAATAGAAGAAATCGAAAACAATAAATTAATTAGAGATTTTCTACAAAATAATCATTTACAAGGATACATTGGTTCCAAAATAAAAATTGGACTTTTTTATAATAACGAACTCATTTCTTTAATGACTTTCGGTAATTTTAGAAAAGCTATGGGTCAAAAATCACTAGAACATTCATATGAAATGTTAAGATTTTGTAATAAACTAAATACTAATATTATAGGTGGAGCAAGTCGTTTATTTAAATATTTTGTAAAAAAATATAAACCAATTGAAGTAATTAGCTATGCTGATCGTAGTTGGTCTTCGGGTGATCTATACAAGAAATTAGAATTTATTCTAGTTAACAAAACCCAACCTAATTATTATTATATTATTGACGGTATTAGAAAACATAGATTTGGTTTTAGAAAAGACATCCTTGTGAAAAACGGTGCAGATCCAAATAAAACAGAACACGAAATAATGTTGGATCGAAAAATATATAGAATATATGATAGTGGAAATTTGAAATTTATTTTTAAACAATGATCAATTTAATCAATATATTTATAAAAATAATCATTTTAATATGGCAAAACAAATGAAAAAAGATGATGGATTCAATTTTTCGAAAATATCTAATGTTATAGATAACTTATCAAAAAAATCAATGATAACTATAGATAATTTAAAAAAAGAAAGATCTTATATAAACACTGGAATTTATATTCTTAATGCTCTTTTATCAAAAAGTATTTTAAAAGGAGGACTTAGTAAAAATAGATTTACTATACTCGTAGGACCTACTCAAACAGGTAAATCTTATATATGTTTAAATATAGTTAGAAACGCTCAAAAAGAAGGATATAACGTCATTTATATAGATACAGAATTTTCTATTGAAAACAGCGATTTTGATATGTTTGGAATTGATGTATCAGATCAAAATAAATTTATGTTAATTAGAAGTAATAAAGTAGAAAATCTTAAAATATTCTTAGCCCAATTATTAGACGAATTAAAGAAACAAAAAGAAAAAGGCGAAGACGTTTCCAAAACTATTTTTGTCATTGATAGCCTAGGAGCACTAGCATCAAAAAAAGAAGTAGACGACGCCATAAAAGGCAATGATAAACAGGATATGAGTAGAGCCAAACAGATTAAGTCATTGATGAGAATAATCATTGATGATTTGGGATATCTAGGTGTGCCTTTATTAGCGACTAATCATCAATACTTGAGTCAAGATTTATTTCCTGTAGCTATCCAAACTGGTGGAGAGGGTTTAAATTACTTGGCTTCTACTATAGTTTTCTTATCAAAAGCAAAACTTGAAGATAAGGATAGGGATGAATTATCGACAGGTTCAACCGGTTCCATAATCACAGCTTTATCTAGAAAAAATAGATTGGCAAAACCAAAAAAAGTAAAATTTGAAATTGATCACTCAAAGGGGTGTAATTCATATAAAGGACTTGAATTCTTCTGTACACCAGAGAATTTTGAAAAAGTTGGCATAGCTAAATTAAAACCAGTCGTTGATAAAAAAACTGGAGAAATTACTTATGTGAGCGGTTCAAAATGGTATGTCAAACATTTAGATAAAACACTATTTGATAGTCAACTTTATAATGGTAAAGTATTTACTAAAGAAGTATTAGAATCATTAGAACCAATTATATATGAGTATTTCAGATATGCATCATATGAGGAATATCAAAAAGAAATGGAAGCTTTAGATGATCAATATGCGGAATTTGAACAAGATGTGGATTTTGATATCGATGCCGACAATATGGATGATAAATTATTTACATAAAAAAAGAGGATTTTAAAGTCCTCTTTTTGTTTTTTGGTACAAAATGAAAATGAAATAGATTAATAATAAGTTATTTAATTAAAAAATTATTATATCATCATCATTTTTTTTAGATAATTCTATTAATCCCTTTTCTATAATATTGAAAAATTTTATTATATTATCTGGTTCTCCTATAATATTGACATTATAATTAATTTTAATAACTCCGGATATTTTATTTATTTCGATGTTTACGTTACAATTTCTAGCTGCATCATACAAATAATGTTTAAACGTATTTTTTATAGCGAAACCGACTGAAATGCGAAAACTGGTTGTTGTTAATTTCATTCAAATTATTAAAATCTTTGAATTCTTTTAAATTATTCATATATTTTTATTATTATATATTAAAGTAAAAAAATCAGTTTTTAAAACTTCGACGAATAAATTTGATAAAATAATTAATTATAGACACTAAAAAAATAAGAGAAAATATATGAATGAAAATGAAGTAATGAATGCACAAACGGAGAAATTTTTCTTCACTTACATTTTAGACAATCCTACTCAATTCTATAAAGTAGAACCTGGATTTTTTAAGAATGAAGATATACAATTTATTTATACTGTTGTAAGAGATGAATTTTTAGTAAGCAAAAATAAAAAAACACCATCCCCACAACAAATTGTGGCAATGATAAAACTTCGAGATCCAGAAGAAAAAGTATCCAACAATGTTATCAAATCTATTCTTAAAAATGACAATTCTGTACACGATCCAGAATGGTTAGAAAAAAGATTTAAGGCTTGGCGTATGTCAAATTTAATAAAAAACGCCACGTATCAAGGTATTGAAATGATTAGAAATTTAAAAGACATAGATTATGATAATGTATCTGATGTAGCAGCACAACTCAAATCTGTTTATGCTAATTTATCTTTACTTGAAGATGACGATGAAGATCTGGGAGCTGATTTCGATGACGCCGAAATGCATAAACAAGAAACATCTAAAAATAAAATATCATCTGGATGGGGAAATGTTGATGTTTTATTACAAGGAGGATGGGACAAAGGAACTTTTAACGTATTAATGGGGGAGACAAACGTGGGTAAGTGTTGTATGGGAAAGACAATGGTTTCCATAAAAAATAAAAAAACTGGTGAAATAAAACAAATTAAAATTGGAGAATTTTATAATTTATTAAAACCAACATTTGTTTCACGTATATAATAATAAAAAAACTTAATTATGGAATGTAAAATTTGTAATAAAAAAGTTAATGGAACGAAAGGTTTATCGATACACTTAATCTTATCTCACGAAGTAAATATAAAAGAATATTATGATAAATATTTAAAAAAAGAAAATGAAGGTAATTGTTATTTTTGTGGGAAACCGTCTATTTTTTTCAATATGACCAAAGGATATCATAGGATATGTGATTCTAAGGAATGTCTAGGAAAAACTAGGGCTACTGGAACATACGAATTTTTAATGTACAAATATAATTTATCTAAAGACGAATCTATAAAATTAATGAATGAAAGAGCTTTAGATAGAGGTAAAAAAATAAAAAGTGGTTTATGGAAATCTTTTGAAAAAAATGAAAACTTTTTTAAAGAAAAATCTAGACAAAGTATTAATTTTTGGTTAAAAAGAGGATATTCTGAAGAAGAATCTAATAAAATATCAAATGAAATACAAAAAAATATAATTGAAAAAACATCAAAAAAAAGACACGAAAATAAACATTTATATTTAGATGTTAATCCAACACAATTGGCATATTGGTTAAAAAGAGGATATAGCGATGAAGAATCCAAGAAGAAAATTTCAGATAGACAAAAAACATTTACTTTAGAAAAATGTATAGAAAAACATGGTGAAATAGAGGGATTAAAAATATGGAACGAGAGACAAAGAAAATGGAGTGAAAAAATTGAAGAAAAATATAAAAATGGAGATTTTGTAAAATTTAGAAAAGATATGACTTCATCACCTGAAAATGAATTATTTAAATCTTTGGTAGAAAAATTAAATATTAAAGATAGATCATATTATGGGAATAATCAATATTTTAGATATTTTAAAGAGATAGGAAGAACATTTTCTTATGATTTTGTTCATGATAGAAAAATAATAGAATTTAATGGTGATTATTGGCACTGTAATCCAAAATTTTATAATAAAAATTATTATCATAAATATTTACAAATGACAGCAGAAGAAATATGGGATAATAATAAAATAAAAAATGATATTATTATAAAAGAAGGATACGAAGTTTTATCCATATGGGAAAATGATTATAAAAACAATAAAGAAAAAGTAATTCAAGAATGTATAGATTTCTTGAATAAAAAAGAATAAATATAAAAATGTTAAATAATTTTGAAAGAAAATTTATAGATACAATAGAAATAGAAGATTGGCAAGTAGAAACTGATACTGGTTGGTCTGATATAAAATCAATTGGGAAAACAATAGAATATGATGAATGGACATTAAAAACTGATATGGGATTAGAATTAACTTGTGCAGACACTCATATAGTTTTTGATGAAAATGGATATGAGACTTTTGTTAAAGATTTATATTCTGGTTGTATTATAAAAACTAAATCTGGTTTACAAAAAATCTTGTCTGTTAAAAAAACTGATAAAAAATCGAATATGTTTGATTTGCAGTTAAATGATAAAAATCACAGATTTTATACAAACGACATATTAAGTCATAATTCAATGTGGCTCTACAATATCGCTTGTAATGCTGCAAATCAAGGAAGAAACGTGGCTGTTATAACTGTTGAAATGTCTCAACGCAAAGTCATGAAACGTCTAGGCGCTATGAGATTGAAAATTGATGTTGACCAATATGATGATATTAGTAAAGATTCTGTATTTATTAAAAACAAAATAAATCAACTCAAAAATACAAATAATGGTTTATTCAATACTGAATCCCCTGGCAAAATATTTGTTAAAAAGTTTAATACTGGGGATTGCACAATAGTAGACATAGACAATTATTTAACTAAACTCGAAGAAATGAAGGGAATTGATTTAGATTTGGTAGTAATAGATTATATCAACTTAATGTCAGTGAGTAAATTAAATAAAGACATATCTAATAATTTATATATGAAAGGAAAACATTTGGCTGAAGGACTCAGGTATATTGCCGATAAATTCAACTTAGCGCTCATAACAGCGACGCAAGTAGATAGGGCCGTATGGGGAGCAAATGACATTAAATTACAGGATGTTCCTGAGTCTAAAGCTGTAGCCGAAACTGCAGATACTTTTTGGGCAATAATCCGTAATCAAGAAATGAAAAAACATAATAAATATAGATTAAAAATATTAAAATTGAGGGATGGCGATCACAAAGAAGAAACAATTTTATTTGATTTTCATCCTAAATTTTTAGTAATTGAAAATGATATAATGGAAGCATAAAAAAGAGATGTTTAAAACCTCTCTTTTTAGTATTTATTAAATTGTTCTATTTTACTAGCATCTATAAATTTTAATAAATCTATAAATCCGCAATAAATAAAAACTTCTTTTTCTTTTTCGTTTAATTTTGAATATATTTCCCCGGAAATTAAATCATAAATCACTTTATTTGATAATTTATCATATGGGGTTTTTATAAATTTATTTTTAAATAAATAAAATTTTAATTGATTAAGTCTGGCATATATTTCAGTTGGTTCACTTAAATATTTTATATATGATGTATCTTTTATAGCTGGAATATTCCAATCATTACCTGTTATTTTTCTTATGATATATTCTTGTTTTTCTGGTGAATTTGTAAAATTAAATAATTTTACAAAATTTTCTTTGTTATTTGACATATCATATACTACGTGCATTAATTCATGATACATATTATCGGCGTTTGCTAGAGGATCCAATATCATAATATTATGATTAATTATAGCTGCCATTGTTTGAGTATTAGATATTTCTCTATCTATTGATCTAAAAAGATTATTACAAAATTCGTCGTTTTTTTTATAAAAAACTATTACGGAATCTAATTTTTTAATTATTTCATTTTTGTTATTTATCCAAGGATCATTAGATACTTTTCTTTTTGCTTCTTCTAGAACTCTTTTATATACGTAATTGTCATTGGCGATATTCAATGTTTTGGCATAATTTTGAAAATAATTCATATCATATCTTTTTGGATTATCTCCTTTAATACTATTGAAAATTAAAGCAATATTTAACGCTAAAGTGGCAGCTTTATTCAGTGTCCCTTCATTTAAATTATTATAATCTTCAAAATTTTTTATCATATTATTATATATAATTTTTTTAATTATATATTTTTTTGAAAATGTTAAATAAAAAAACCCTCTAATTAAAGGGTTTTTTTATTTTTATTCACATTTACTCCAATGACAATCTAAACAAGAAATACAACTTTCTTTATATACAAGATTGGTTGAACCGCAATTTGGACAAATATTTTTGCCATTTCCCTTATCGTCTTTTATATATTTCTTCAACATTCTGATTATACCTTTTTTCCAAGTTCCCATAGTATCACCGTCCAAATTTAGAGATTCTATGATACCTACAACAGAAGGAAGATGAATATGATGTCTGAGTAAAGCACTAGTCATTTTACCAATATTCCAATATTCTCTAGCGAAAGATCTATTTAAACCTGTCATTATAACTTCGTATCCTTCTTTATCAATATAAATAAAGTCATATCTAGATACTAAAATTCCTTCTTTGTTTTTTATTTTTTCCTTTCTTATTTGGCCTTTTTCTATCCACGCTGGAATGACAAATGATTCTGCTAGACCAGTGAAAATTTCATAGGGAGAATCTTTTAATATACCAATAAACCCAATCCATTTTTCACCCTTATTAGTGAATCTAATAACATCACATTCTAAAATTCTTGGTCTTTTTGGTGCATTATTTTCTTCAAATTCAGTTTTCTTTTCTTCTTTTTTAACAATAACGCCTTGTCTGGATCCATCTCTATATATTGTTATTCCTTTACATCCACTTTTCCATCCAGTTTCATATACTTTTGAAACTAATTCCTCAGTAATATTATGTGGTAAATTCACCGTAACTGAAATAGAATGATCTATCCATTTTTGAATTTGACCTTGCATATTCACTTTTTCTACCCAATCAATATCATTTGATGTTGAATTGAAATAAGGTGATTGTTTAATTATTTCATTTAATTTTTCATCATTCATTTTAGAAACTTCATCAACATCAAATCCTTTAATTTTTAACCATTCAACAAATTTGTGATGAAAAACCACATATTCTTCCCAATCAATACCTTCAGCATCGGTAAAATCTATTTTAACTTTATTATCATTTTGATTTATTTTTCTACGTCTTTTATAAGCAATTAAATAAGCTGGTTCTATTCCCGATGTTGTTTGAGTTAATGTGCTTACAGATCCTGTTGGTGCTAAAGTCAATAATGATATATTTCTTCTACCATAATTTTTCAACATTTCAGATAATTCTTTATCTGCATCTTTTAATCTATTAATAAAAGGATTATTAATTTCTCTATTATAATCATATATTGGAAAAGTTCCTCTTTCTTTAGCAAGGTTACAAGACGATTTATAAGCATTTATAGACATAAATTTATGAATTTCTACAGAAATTTCTGTAGCTGATTTAGTGCCATAATGTTTATTTAAAGCAGCTAACATATCTCCCTCTCCAGTAGTACCAAATCCAGTTCTCCTACCTTGAATAGTTTTTTCTTTTATATCTAACCACAATTGTTTTTCCCTACCTTTAATATAATCTTCCTCGGGATCAGAATTAATTTTTTCTATTATTTTATATATTTTTTCGATTTCTAAATCTATCATATCATCCATTAATCTTTGACCTATCCAAACATGTTTCTTAAATAAATCAAAATCAAAATAAGCTTTATCAGTAAATGGATTAATAACATAAGAATATAAATTGAGAGCCAATAACCTACAGGAATCCTTGCTACAAAGGGGAATTTCTCCGCAATTTTCAGTTAAAACGTTGATTTTAAAGTATTTATCCGTGATAAAATAAGTGTGAAAGTCGTCCACAGTTCCGTTATATACGTTTTCTATTCCATCTAATTCTACAGATAATACTTTATGATTAAAAAATACAGATTCTTCTTTAAGTTCATTATAAGAACTAAAACCATATTTAGTTTTTAATCTAAATGGAATTTCGTTTTCTTTGCATTCTTTTTCCCATTCTTTCAATAATGGGATTCTTTTTAAGTTAAATTCTAAATCATTGTATATTTTTAATTGTTTTTGTTTAGTTTCATTTCCTTTTGCGTTATATGTATCATTTATTGTGTTTTTTCTTTTATTTCTTATATTATTATTTGTATTAATATAATTTAGAGAACAACCATGTGAACAGAAACTTATTTCTCTTTTTATATAATTAACCCAAAAATATTTACCGCAATTTTCACATGTTTTTTCTATCATCACACAATTTTCTCTAATTTCGGCATTATATCCATTATTTAAAGCTTTTTTATATGTTTCAACTAATCTTGGATCATTGTTGATAAAATCAATTTCTAATTCAATAGCTACTAATTTGGCTAAAGATGTTACACTTTCAAAATTTCTAAATTTTGTAAAATATTGTGGTAAATTATTTTTTCTAGCATAATTTATCCAATCTTTTTTGGAAAATCGTTTACCTAATTGTTTAGTTAAAATTATAGCATGATTTTTAATTTCTTCATCTAATATTCCACTATAATTCGGATTATTCTCTCCTGGATGAGATGCGAAATCCAATTTCCATTTATTTGACATACTATGATAAGAATTCAATTTTCCTAATTTATCAATTGTATGTAATTTATCATGTTTTTCTTTTGACATGATAACTAAATTTTCAGGATTATTATTCATGCCATTATAATCTTTATGATGAACAACCAAATTTTCATTTAAATCAACATTTTTATTATAATATTGAGCGATCAATCTATGTTCTCCGATCGATTCACTACCATTCCTAAGTGTATAATAAGTATTAGATTTTTTATATTTATTTTCATATTTAGTCATAATCTTCAAACTATCACCATATTTTAAATTTTTAGCCTCTACTCTATCATTATCTCTTAATACAAATACATGATTTCCAGTAACTCTGTATGAAATACCTCCTTCGATTGTAACTTTATAAATTTGTTGATCATATCCAGTTATGCGAGGATTTCTCATTTTTCTAATAACTAATTTTCCTTCATTATCCATTGAGTAAACTGGAACATCTTTACCTTCTTCCGCTAATTGTTTTATACTGACAGCATTGCGTCCATCAGCTACAGCTATTAAAGTATCTCCAACAACACATGGATTTGTTGAAATAGTCTTAAAACCTTGATCAGCATAACAATCCGGAACTGATTCACCTATAACTGTGTCCCAAAATAAAACACCTGGCTCAGCCGATTTCCAAGCGTTGTGTATTATTTTTTTCCATAATTCACTGGGATTAATTTCTTTAGATACTCTTGGATTTTCAGAATAAATAGGATATTTTTGAATATAATTTTTCTTATTTTCAATAGCCTTCATAAATTCATCATCTATTCTGACAGATATATTTGATCCAGTTATTTTACCATCAATCATTTTAGCGTCAATAAAATCTTCACTATCAGGATGATTTATACTAATAGATAACATTAAAGCTCCTCTCCTACCATTTTGAGCCACTTCTTTAGTAGAATTAGAATATCTTTCCATAAAAGAAACTATACCAGTTGACGTTATAGCGGAATTTTTAACTGGAGATCCTTTAGGTCTTATATGAGATAAATCATGACCTACTCCACCCCTTCTCTTCATTAATTGTATCTGTTGTTCGTCAGTTAAACAAATAGCACCATAACTATCAGATTCATTTCCAACAACATAACAATTAGATAAACTAACTATTTGTTTATTATTTCCTATTCCTGACATAGGACTTCCTTGTGGTATTATGTATTTAAATTTATCTAATGTTTCGAATATCTCTTTTTCTGTTAATGGATTTTCATATTTATTTTCAATTCTAGCAAATTCTGATGCTAATCTATTGTGCATATCTGTTGGATCTTTCTCATAATATATAATATTATCATCTATAATATCTTTCAAACAATATTTATTAATCCAAACATCTGTTGATAATTTATCACCATCAAAATATTTTATAGTAGATTCATAAACTTCATTTTTAGAATATAATTTCTTAGTAAATTGATCGCTTCCCATATTGTTAATTTATTTTTTATTTTTATTGATTAAATGACATATAGTTTAAAAATTATTTAAAATTCATGTCATTAATATACTTATTTAATTTATTTATAACATCATCTTTATAATTAATTCTTAATAATTTTAATGAATTTTTTTCACAAAATTCATTTTTTATAATATCATGTTTTTTTATAATATCGAATTGTTTTTCACCACCCCATCTATCAACTGATTCAAAGTGTTGTATACCATCATATTCTATGCAAATATTATAATCCGATAAATAAAAGTCAAATGGTAATTTTTTAGTGTCCTTACAATCATCAAATTTTTTTTGTCTAATAAAATTAATATTTTTATTTCTTAAATATTCAACTATTTTTTTCTCCCCGCTACTTTCATTACAAAAAATACATCCATGACCATCTAAATGATTATTTAAAGTCTGAAAAAATTCACCATGCTTATTACATATAACTCTTATTTTATTAGATGTTCTATCAAAATTTTCAGTATCATATTCGTATTTATTATCATGCAAATTATTTAATTTTTCAATAATATCGAAATAATTTTTTTTACTATTCGGAGAACATTTATAACATCCCTTACCTTGTAAATGATTAACTGGTGTCTGCTCGAAAATACCATGAACTGGACATACTATTTTTACTTTAGTATGCATACTAATATATTCAACCAAATCATAATTATATAAATCATTATGAACCATTTTAAATTTATTAATTATAACTTCTTTATCATTCCTCTTCTTATCAAAAAAACATTTCTTACAACCATGCCTAATATGATTATGTGGAGTTTGCTCGAAAACACCATGAATTGGACATATTATTTTTATCTTAGTGTGCATATTAATATATTCAACTAAAGAATAATCATAATAATTATCATGAATATTATTAAATCTTTTTATAAAATCATCAATTGACATATTTTTATTAGCACATTTAGGACACCCACTTTTTAAATGAATATGATTAGCAGGTTGTTGTTCAAAAATTCCATGAACTGGACATATTATCTTTACCTTAGTCTTATTGTTAATATAATTTACTAAAGAATAATCATATCTATCTTTATGAATTAAAATAGATTTATTTATGAAATTTTCATTTTTATCCATATATTTATTTAAAATCCATGTCATCTAAAATATTTAAATACCCCTTATCTTTTAATTCTCTAAGTATAGACGTGGCATATTTTTTATCTAATAGTTTAAACATATTAAAAATATTGTCGGTGAAATAATAGCTGAGTTCAACAAATATTTCAGACTTGGAATATTGTTTATCCATATTTATCAATAACATTTTGTAATAATTATTGAATATGGCTTTATTTGGTTTTCTTCTATTGACGCTAAAATCTAAATCTGTATTATTTTTTAATAAATTATATATATCTTCAGATAATTTTCTTCTGCTAGCGATTTCATCACCTCTTCTACTTTCTTCATCGAAAATACTTCCTTTTTCTATTGGAATATCACCCGAATCATAAGCATCTAATTCATTTATTCCATAATTGATATAATAAGAATTATCTTCTAATTCTACTTTGTTTAATTTTCCATTAAAAATTGTGTCTCTTTTTAAACTATGTTTTCCTTCTAACTTATGATTGTTTGTATTATATTTAAAATAAACATCCAAATCACTTTCTGATTCATCATTATTGACAGTATTATCTATTGTAATATCTGTATCTTCTATAATATCTGTATCTTCTATAATATCTTTGGCAAAATCGTCATTTAATTCTTCTTGTATTAATAAATCTTCTTCTAATATTTCAATTTTTATTTCATCTTCTTCATTTATATTATCAGATTCTATTTCAATCATATTTAAAATATTATTTTTTACATCGCAAGATATATCTATTGTGGATATATATGCTAATCCGCATTATAGGTTTAAATAATTTTTTGTAATTTATAGGAAGGTCATAATCTTTTTTATATATAAATAATAAAATACAAAAATTTATTATGTCATCAAAAGATAAAAAAATAGAAACTAATATAATAACAACAGAAAAAGTCAATCAAATAATGGAAAAAGAGAAACACGCTCTTCCATTAAAATTACACGAAAGACTTTGGTTTAGAGGTAAAGATAATTTTGGTATAAGAAAGCAGGGTATTAAATTCGCATCAACTCAAGAAGAAATAGAAGAATATATTAAATGTAAATTATCAGTTTATTATTTTGCTGAAAAATATTGTAAAATTAAATTAGAAGACGGTTCTGTTGGTCAAATGAAACTCAGAGATTATCAAAAAGATATTATTAAACTATATACCGAAAATCGATTCAGTATATTAATGGCTAGCCGGCAAGTAGGTAAATGTATTGATTTTAATACCAGAATATTATGCAAGGACGAACTAACGGAAAATACATTTTATATTTCTATTGGAAGACTTTATTATGATATATTATCAGAAAAACGTAAATTAAACATCTACGAAAAAATTAAACTTTTTCTATATAAAATTTTAGAAAAAATTTAAATACATTTACATTTATGTCATAAAGCCGTTTAAACTTTTTCATATAATTTGTATATAAATAATAAAAAATACGAATTATGGAAAATTTAATTACATGTAAAGTTTGTGGCAAACAATCGACGAGAATCTATGGAGCTCATTTAAAAAAACACGGTTTAACGTCTGAAGAATATTTAAAATTGTATCCTGGCTCTCCTCTTTACACTGAATCAGATAATAAACAAACCACGAAAAATTCGGGAAAACATATGAAACAAGAAAAATATAGAAAGATGTTTTCTGAAAAAATCAGAGGCGAAAATAATCCAAATAGCAAAGCAAAAACCACAGAAGAAGAAAGAAAAAGTAGAAGTCCTTTCTCAAAAAATTTTATAAAATATAAAAATGAAAATGAAGTTTTGAATTTTTCGATGAAAGTTCAAAAAGAAATTACACCAGAAAAAAGACCAAATAGAATAGAATATTGGTTAAATAAAGGATATTCTTATGTAGAAGCTGAAAAACAATTAACAAATAGACAAAAAACATTTTCATTGAAAAAATGTATAGAAAAATACGGAGAAGAAAAAGGTAGAGAAATATTCAGTGATAGACAAAAAAAATGGCAAAAAAGCTTAAATGAAAATGGTAATTTAAAACATGGATTTTCAAGATCTTCTCAAATCTTATTTTACGATATTTTAGAAAAATATGATTTGAAAGATCATAGACATATATTTTTTGCTACTAAAAATAAAGAATTCAATTTACCAAAAAAAGAAGGCGGAATATGGATTTATGATTATACAGATATTAAAAATAAAAAAATGATAGAATATAATGGAGATGAATATCACGCAAATCCAAAATATTTTGAAAAAAATGATATATCACATCCGTTCAGAAAACAATATACAGCTGAACAAATATGGGAAAAAGATAAAAGGAAATTAAATGTAGCTGAGGAAAATGGATATTCTATGCATGTAGTATGGGATTCTGAATATCGCAGTCATCCAGATAAAATTCTTCAAGAATGTCTTGATTTTCTAAATGTTTAGATATTGTAAAACGATAGAATTTATTAGATCACAGTGACAATACCAAACTCAACGCGGTATAGAAATTTTTAAGTAGCCACAGAATCCACTTTCGGAACGATAATGATCAAATCCCTTTTTTTCATAATAATATTTAATCATATCGATTAGATGTACATTATGTCCGCCTCGAGTATTAAAATCATCGGCATATAATGTAACACTATCTGATGATTCAAATTTTTTATTTATTTTTCTTATCAATTTCGGTAATCTCTCCTTAGCTTCTTTTAATAATTTTTCTTCTCTCATTTTAGATTCAGATTCTTTTCTATTCTTTAATTCATCAAGATCGATATCATTATATTGTCTTTTTTTAACGAAATTCAGCCATTCGTTCATGCTTTTTAAATTTTCCATGTTTTCTTTTTTTTTTTAATATATACAATAAAAAAAAAGAAAATACAGATTATGAAACACGTCAAACTATATGAAGAATATGGGTTAGTTAATAAAATTAAAAGAAAATTATTCCCAGAAGAAATTAATGATGTTATCGATGAAATTGAAAATGATCCAAAAATTTCTAAATTGATTTATGGTCCTACTAAAGAAGATAAATACGGAATATCTGAAGTGTGTATTGGTTATAAAATCGGAAACGATAAAGCAATAACTCTATCTGGATTTTCTAGTAATTGTCACATTAAACTATGGAAATTACCTATAGGATCTGATGGAAAAATTTTAGGGATATATTATATAGATGAAGATACAAATAGAAGGATTGGAAATTCTTTACGTGAATTAGTTAGAAAATTTAAAAGTGGAACAAGATATCAAAATTAAATAAAAAAATTTTCATCGTAAAAAAAACCTACCCGATGAGTAGGTTTTTTTTACGATCAAGACAAGAGTTCCAGAAAAACCCTCTTCCGAGGGGTGAAAAAATTTATTTATCATCATCAAAATCGAAAAAATCATCGATTGATTCGTCTTCGATGACATCGTTTGATGGAAGTTTAGTACTAGCCTTTTTAATTGAATCTTCAGCGTAATTAAATGGTTTGTTACCATTAAGTAACTGGATGATTTTATCAACATTACTTCTTTTTTCATCAGACCATCCTTCCATAGATGGAGCGTGATCTTCCAAATTAACATTAGCTGGTCGAGATGTAACAACTTCTTTAATTTTATTTTGCCATTTTTTATCTACAATAGAAAATTTACCGTTTTCTTCAACAACAGGAGGTGTAATAAATTTATTAGTTTTATCATTCCAAATTTTAATTGGAGAATTTGTTAAGAATTGACTGGTATCATAATTTGGCATTTCAACTGTTCCTCTACCGTCGGGTGATGGAGTTTTTACCAATTTTATAATCAATCTAAAATCTTTTCCATTCACGAAATCGAAAATGTTACATTTTTCTCCAACATCTCCATTAATCTCAGCATTAATTTTCTGTTTAATCTTTGGACCATAAGGATAAACTAAAATTTTACCGACCAATTCAGGATGTTGTTCATCTTCAATAATCATCACATAAGAATAAAATTTAGTACTTCTTTTTATTCTCTTTGAATTTTCAACATCTGCTTGATTATTAGATTTGTAAAGTTTCCAAAAAGTTGCACATAAAGGACATGGTGTTTGTTGTGAAATATTCTTTTCACAATCATAATATCCAGCTAATTCAGGATAATCTTTAAAATCTGCATAATGTACATGTTTTTGAATAGCTGCTGGGCCTGTTCCCGAACCATCACGGTTAACATTTCTAATAAATCTAATAGTTGATCTGTAACCAACGCCCTTTGGATCTGCTGCGTCTTCTAATTTTGGACGATATATACCGTCTTGGTTTTTGCTTTCTTTATTTAAAAAAGCCAATTCTTCATTTTGAACTTCATCATTCGATTCAAATAAGAAATTTTCATCTTTGTCTTTGTATTCTGCCATAAAGCCTACGATTTTTTTTTGATGATAGCTATTGCCGTCATTTTCATTTAATTGCCTAAAAAGCCTTTTAATATATAATATATATTATTAATTAAAAATAGTTTTAAAAAATAACATATTTAATTATATTAAAATTTAATTTATATTTTCAATCCTTCATTCATCATTAATTGTTTAAAATTTTCTATTTTTTCATTATCATCAATTTCTTCATATGATACTTTCAATATAGCATTAAATAATCTTTTAATATATTCTTCTTTTGTTAATTCTTTTTGACCGTCAATTCCGTCAAAATTATTTAAAATTTTAATATAAAATTCATCGAATGATAATCTATCATTATAATTTTCATTTAAAGATTTAATAAGAATATTAAAATCTTGATATAATTTTTTATATAATTCAAAATCATCTACTATATTTTCACTTAATATTTCCCTGATTGTTTTGTTCATTAATTTTCACTCCAATCTTCTTCGCCATATGGATCCATTTCACTGTATACTCTTTTAATTTCTTTCTTTTTTGAAATTGATGAACAATCTTGTCCAACAGATCCTCGTATACCGTAATTACCGTGTATTCCACTTGTACCGTCAGATCCTCGTATACCGTAATTACCGTGTATTCCACTTGTACCGTAATTACCATGAAAACCATAATATGATTCTTTACCTAATTGTTCAGCTATATATTCTGAATATTGTATAGATTTATCTAATTTCTCAGCTATATATTCTGAAAAATTAATAGATTCGTTCAATGTATTTGCAATATAATTTGCATATTGAATAGAGTTATTTAATTTTTTTTTAACATCATCATCATTTTTAAATCCATATGTTAAACCAGAATATTTAACATCATATAATGGACTAACACCTAATTTTTTATTTGGTGTAACACTTAATGTTTTAGACCGATAAACTTTTTGTTTTATTATTGGAGATTCTTCCAATAATCTTTGTTTTTCTAATTTTTTTTGATATCTTTTATTAAAAAAATTCACTATAAAATTAACCATTTTTAAATCCGTGATTATTTTTTGCTTTATCTATAATGGATATTATTATAGGTAAAGTATAGAAATATAATTGTTTAGCATCCATCATGTCCACATTTGGATGTTTATCCATGTAATCTATACATTCATCGATATAATCAGAACAAAACTGATCATATGTATATTGATAATTTATATTATAATTAGATAATGCTAGATTAATTAATGAAATCGATTCTTTAAAAGAATCGTATCTTTCAACAAAAAGTTCATTTGTGATTCTTTCTTTAAATTCCTTTTTTCTTTCTTCTATATTATTATCAGTTTTCATTAAAAAACCTTTTTTGTATTTTATATTATTTTTTTTCTATTTAGTTTTTAAAAATTAATATATAGTTTAAAATAAAACATATTATGTCAGAACAAAATAATAGCATTTTACAAGATGAACTGAATTCTAATAATGATACAGATTATATAAAATCTTCAAATGCTGTTAAATTATTACCAATAATAACTAATAATCAAGGTAAAATAAAATTATATACTGAAACTAATTCCAATATAAAAATCGGCGATAAGGTTTTTATAATGTATGATGATACTCACATATTTTTTTCAGAAATAATACTGGATAATTATTTAGAATTTTCGGATTGTGACAATTGGATATTCCTTAAGCAATTCCAAGGTTATGAAGTAATAGATGTAAATGAAAATAATAACGAAATAACAATTAATAGATATTATGATCCCAAATTCATTGGTAAGAGTTTTTTTGATCATTATATATCCAAAATTTATATAAGAAATTTAAAATCCACTGGCGGTGAAATAGACGGCGCCACAATAAGAAATTGTGATCTTAATATGTCAAATGAGAATTTAACACAGGCTATAATTCTAGAAGGAGTTTCCAATAACATATGTTCGAAAAATAAATATGATGATGATTATATATCAATAAATTCTTTTGTTTCTACTGCTACGACAATTAGTACATATAAACCATATTTATATAACAATAAAAATACACCGACAATATATGAAAATCTAATATCTTCTTATTATAGTAAAAATAATAATAATTATGGATATACTATTATGAATAATGTGAGTATCCAGAATTCAAAAATAGATAACGGTTATTATTATAATTGTGAATTTAATAATTGTGAATTAAACGGTGGACATTATTCAATGTGTGATTTAAAATCATGTACAGTAAACAATGGTAATTTCGAAGAATGTGACATTGATAATAATTCAATTTGGTTTTATGGTCAATGGAGTGGTTCTACTGATTTTTTGCCTAATGTTTGGTATGATGGGATTTGGGACTATGGAAATTTTTTAGGAAGAGAATGGAAAAATGGTATATTCAATGATGGAAATTTTTCTGGTTCTACATGGAAAGATGGCATATTTAACGGCGGTTCTATGTATTATTCCACTTGGTCTAATGGCAGTTTCAATAATGGACTTATAAACTGGACTTATTGGGAAAATGGAATTTTTAACGATGGTGAAATGATAAATTGTACTTGGATTGATGGCGTTTGTAATGGTGGTGATTTATTGAACACTTCATGGACAGGAGGTATTTTCAATGATGGTGTTTTTCAAAGAGGAATATGGTATAATGGCACATTTAATAATGGACTAATGTATAAAACACATTGGTATAATGGTACATTCAATAATGGCATATTTAATTCAGAAAATAGCGTAACTGATTTAGATGATGGTTATATTAAATTAAATAATTTTACATCTACTGACAGTTATTGGGAATATGGTTATTTTATGAATGGAAATTTCAAAAACAGTATATGGCAGGACGGAATATTTTATAATGGATTTTTTGAGGAAAATAGTTTTTGGTTCGACGGCACCTTCAAGTACGGTGAATTTAAAAATAGTTTTTGGGCCGGTGGTACAAATTTAAATACTAGTGTTTTTGAGAACGGTAATGTGACATCATCATATTTTCACAATGTTAACTGGATATCTGGGAATTGGAATAGCGGTCAACTAGGTATGCCATTGGCGACAATACCGTGTATAGTGTACTGGAGCGGAGGCACTTTCAATAATGGTATTTTTGGAAGCGGCAATCAAAATATGTCCAGTGATACTGATGTTCGATGGTATAACGGTAATTTTTATAATGGAACATTTTATAGTTATTATATAAATGAAGAATCAGATTCACCCAATTCTTCATGTATAGAATACACAGGAGAATGTGGTTTTCATGATGGGATTTTTTACAATGGCAATTTTTATGGAACTTTCTGGGGAGGAGTGTGGATGACTGGAAACTTTGATGGTTGCAATAAATCAGGTAAGCTTATATCTAATTATTATTTACAAAATAATCTTCAATATGGAGTTATAATAAAAAGATATGGTGACGGTAAAATTAATGATTGATTCTTTAAGAACAGACCATTATCTATTTATATATAATAATAAAAAAAATTATGGATACTTTAAAAAAGATATGGGAATTTATTAAAAAATTCTCGCCTTTTATATTTTTCATAACAACTGTCTTGTTAATGGTATTTCTTTTTCAAACATGTAACACATTAAAAAATGAAAGAGCTCAAAGAGAATATGAAAACAAGCTTAATGAACAAAATTTTAAAGCAAAAACAAACGATATCACAGTTGGATTTAATAAAAAATTAAAAGCGTGGGAATTTGAAAAAGCCAGTTATATTTTAAAATTGGAAGATTTAGAAAAATATGATAAAGGATTATCTGATACTATAAAGAAATTGAAAGGTAAAATAGCAATATTAATATCTACTAATAGTACAATAGATATAGGTAAAACTACAATAGGTAACGATTTAATAAAATTGAATGAAGAACATTACGGTTTAAATTTCACTTCCAGATATAGTGATCCAGGTCTATTTCAAGTTATATCTGGTCAAAGTAGATTTTATGCTATTCAAGAAAAAATAGTAGAAGGAAATAATACTACGGTTAATTGGCATATAAAATCTGATAGTACTATAATAGATACTAATTACATGAAAATAAAGATCATATATGGACTTAGAGAAAGTGACAAGTATTATAATGTATTTGCTTCAACATCATCCCCTAAAGTAATCTTTACTGATTTGACAGGAGGATATTTCATAGATAAACAACCCCCATTACCATCACAAAAACCAAAGAGATGGGGAATTGGTCCTTATGTTGGAGCGGGATTAAATTTAGATTTAAATGGAGCTAATCCAAGATTTGGATGGAGTGTCGGGGTTTCTATTAATTACGATATATGGCAATGGTAAGAAATAAAATGATTTTTTAATTTAATATATAAATATGGATAAAATTTAATAAAAAAATCAATTTTTGATTTTAATATATAAATAAAAAATAAAAATAAAATTATGAATAAAAATTTATTTGAATTTGGCGAATTTCAAGGAAGAAGAAAAAATCCACACATTCTCAACGAAAATGTTCAAGCTGTTGATGATGTTTATAGAGTACGTAAACGTATTGATATTCCTATGTCTCTTGTTAATGCTTTCAAAAAGAAAGTAAAAGATGAAAGTGGTAAAAATATTAGTCAATTCTATTCAGACGTTGAATTATCTGAAGAAATTGCCGATTATATTATTACATCATATGTTAGCATAGAAAATCTTCCAGTTAATTTAATTCTTGGTGATCAATATTCTAAATCACAAGGACAAGCTCAAGCTCAAGCACAAGTACCTGGTACTGAAGATCTTGACGAAACACAGACTATACAAGGTCAACCACAAGGACAACCACAACCACAAGGACAACCACAGGCTCAGACACCACCAGCACAAAAAACGGCTGCTCAAATTCCACCGGCACAAGGAGGTCAATCAATATAAAAATTTGAATGATGAATGATTTAAATGACTTGTATAAAATTTATGAAGCCAATATAAAGGTAGATGATACTCCGCGCAGTACGGACAACAATCCTATAAAAGTCGGAGACATTCTTGTTGCCTTATATAATGGAAAAGAAATAAGAGGTGAAGTATTGGCTGTTTATGAAAGTTATTATCATTTGAAAGGAAAAAATGGTACGTTGAAGGTGACTATGGATGATATAACTGAACATTATCCAAAAAATAGGACTTTTGAAAATAAAGTAAATAAAAAATTTAGTGAAATTGAATCATCTATCAAAAAAGTTAACGAAAATGTGCCAGATCAAAATCAAAAAGAAGAACAAAAACCTTTATTAAAAAAGAAAAAAATAATAAAGGATTTTGAGAAAGAAGAAATCAAGAACAATCCTGATAATCAAGTAGATTTAACAGTGGAAAATAACATCATGGATAATGTTAGAACTATTGGTAAAGTCGTTTATTATAAAGAAATTAAATTTAGTCAAATAAACGACATGTTCGAAAAAAAATTATTATCTAGAGAAATATATTGGTATCTTTTAACTGAAAAACAAAATGAAATTCATGTAATTAGAAATAATGATAAGGGAGTTGAAATCCAGCCTTTTGTTAGTACACTAGTTGGTCATCTTTTGAAAAAAGATAATAAATTAAATGAATCTTTTAATCAAATAAGAATTAAAGGAAATAATGGATTTTCTGTTATATCAAATATTCCACAAAATGTGCATAAACAATTATTAAATAGTTTAATTGGATTATTAAGTGAAATTAAAAAATAATTATGTGATAATAAAAAAACAAAACCGACTTCTTCTACAAACCAGCATGAATCAACATCAAGAGATTTAAAAACATGATAAAGAATTTTAAAATATTTGAACAATTAAATATATCAGATATTGATCCTTATGGTGAAGAAGACTGGAACGATGATAATGATACTCCGATAATAACTATCGCTAAAAAACAAAATATACCATTAGATAAAATAACATATTTAGATTGTTGTAATAATAGATTAACGAATTTAGAAGGAATTGAACATTTAACGAATTTAGAGATATTATATTGTTCTAATAATCAATTAACTAATTTAGATGGAATTGAACATTTAACTGATTTAAAAACATTATATTGTTCTTATAATTCATTAACTAGTTTAGAAGGCATTGAAAGTTTAACGAATTTAAGATATTTACATTGTTCTAATAATCAATTAACTAGTTTAGAAGGAATTGAACAATTAACGAATTTAGAGATATTATATTGTTATAATAATGAATTAACCAGTTTAGAAGGAATTGAACATTTAACTGATTTAAAAACATTATATTGTTCTTATAATTCATTAACTATTTTGGAAGGTATTGAACATTTAACTAATTTAAGAGAATTATATTGTCATAATAATCAATTAACTAATTTAAATGGTATTGAACATTTGACTAATTTACAAGTATTATCTTGTTATAGTAATCGATTAACTAGTTTAGAAGGAATTGAACATTTAACTAATTTAAGATATTTACATTGTTCTAATAATAGATTCACCCAAGAATATAAAAATTATTTAAAATTAAAATTAAAAATACGTATAGAGTAATAAATATACTATTAGATCAAATAAGTAGATATAATATTATTTTTTTGTTTTAATATATAGTTTTATAATATAACATTTAAAGATGTTTATTAAAAAAAAATAAAAAAACCATGAATAATTTAAAGACATACACACAGTACAACGAAGGAATATTAATTCCTAAAAAAAATGACGATGTTGCAAAGAAAATTTTAAATTACATAACAGAACATATTGATGATCGATATTATGTTAATTTTTCTAAAAAAGAACAAATTTATATTGCCGACATTAATTTATCAGAAATGCCTGATGATCCTCTTGGATATACAGATTGGAATAGTGATGATATTTTCACATTATACAGTTCTATATCATATGTGAAAATTGATGATAAACAATTAGATGTTTCTGATTATTTGATAAAAAAAATATACAGAACATTTGAAAATATAGATAATGTTAAAAAACAAAAAGAAAGAAAAGGAAATGTTAATACAAATAAAAAATTAAATATGGATGATATTAGGAGAATTTAAAAAAAATAAAAAAATCATGAATAATTTGAAGACATATACACAATACAACGAATCATTGTTTTTTAATAAAGATAATAAAAGACTCGATAAACTTATAGAAATTATAAAGAAAAATTTTGATAAAAGATATCTAACGGGGATTTATTATGATGATGATGGTCATGAGTTTACTTATACATTAAGATGTAATAAAGAAAATAAACATCTAGTGGTTGATCCATACGATGAAGAAAATTGGGAAGAAAATTCCGATTTGTTAATAAAAGTTGAACACGGTTTTGATGATAGTTATAGAGTAATAGTAAATGGAGTAAAATTAAATACATCGAATTCAAAAGCTAAAAAATTATATAATTTTTTTTGTAACCCAGATAAAGATAAAATAAAAAAGGAAGAATTGATTAAAAAAAAGAATATTAGAAATTTCATAGATGAAATGTAAAAAAATAAAAAATCCATGAACAATATAAAGACATACATACAATACAATGAAGGAAGATTGATATCAAAAAAACACGATAATGTTGCAAAGAAAATTTTAAAATATATCAATAAATATGATGTGGATTATAATTTTAGTATGACATTAAATGGTTACTATTTTCATATAGATTCTTCAAAAATAAAAAGATTAAATGATCCTTACAACGAAGAAGATTGGGGAACTGAAAGGATTAACATGTCTATTAAGAAAGAAAATGGTGAGTTATCGACATTCTATATTCTGTCTATTGAATACGAAGAAATGGAAGTTTCTAATTATTTAGCCAAAAAAATATATAGATCATTTGAAAATATGGATAATATTAAGAAAGAAAGAAAGAGAAATGCCGAAGCAAATAAAGCATTAGATTTATTAAATAAAATAAATTAAAAATATGAATAATGTTCAATCATATATTCAATACAATGAGGAATTATTTTTCGGTTCTAAATATAGAAATTTAGTTAATAAATTATACTATTATATATCTAAGATGAGCATAAATGATATTGTAGTATACGATAATATTTGTCGTATTCACATTATTGCTAATAATAATAAAGAAGTCGATCCATATGGTGAAGAAAATTGGGGTGAAGATTTGATTGTAGAAGTATTTTTAGAAGAACATTATCCTTATTTAAGGATAAACGGTGATATGGTAGATATTAAATTAAGAGAGGCTAGAAATTTAAGTAATTTGATAAAAAAAAGATTAGTTAAAAAAGAAAAAGATGAAAGAGATGAAAGAATAAATAGAGCAACTAGAGGATTTTTATCAAAAAAATAGAATATAAATATTTATATATAATATAAAAAAAATAATCATAAACAAAATGGCAAAAGAAAAAATAAACAATTTGTTGAAATTTGAAGAATATGATCATCTTCAACCACATCAAAAACCAACAAAGAAAACAGAAATTGGCGGATTTGCTGTTTTAGAAGGACTATCCGTCAAAGAATTGATCAAAATGGCCGCTGAAAAATCAGGCAAATCAAAAAAAGAATTGAAAAATCTTTCTCCTAAAAAATTGAAAAAAATTATTGGTGAAAATAAAATTAAAATCGGAAAACCAAAAGAAAAAAAAGTTGAAAAACCCGAAGTTCAAGAAGAAGAAAAGGAAAAAGAAGAAGTAAAAGAAAATTTATTAATAGAAAAGAAAAAAGCTTCAGCCAAACAACTAGCCGCTAGAAAAAGATTTATAGAAATGATCAAAAAGAATAAAAAAGAAAAAGAAAAGGAAGATTAATTAAAAAAAAATAAATAAAAACACATGAAAAAATTCACTAAAAAAATTGGTTCTATAAATGAACGTAAATTCATTGATAAAACTAAAAACACTATATATTCATTTATTAAAGAAAATATTACAATTAAAATAGATGGTAATAAAGGTTATATTGATGGTAACGTCGATATATCATTGGATGGAATTGAGGATCTTACAGAAGTTCTTTACAATTATGTTCAACAAGAAAAGGCCAAACAAGAAGTTTTGACATTAGAAAAAATTAAGATCAATGCATCAATCGGTTCTTTTAATATTAAAGAAATTAATGAACATATCGAAAATTTGAATGAAAAATTAAAAATCAAATGATAATATTATGAAAAAGATTAAAAAACTAGAGAATTGGTTATCTGAAGAATTCGGTTCAGGAGATGTTCCTGCTTGTTCATGTGGTAAAAAGAAAAAAAAGAAAAATAAAAAAAGTAAATTGACTCCAAATAAATGGACAAAATGGGAAGAAATTAAATAAAAAAAACCACTCGATCAGAGTGGTTTTTTTTATTTAATTCAACATAAACATTTTATTTTTCACCGTAGATATCTTTTTTAATCTCCTCCATTACCCACACCACTGCATCGTAAGTTCCATCAATAACATAATCATATAAACTTTCAACTTCTGGTGGATCATCATAATATTTATTATCCAAAAGAATTTGATCTATATCACTTTGATATTTAAGATAAAAATCCATTAAATCTGCATCCTCAACAAAACCTTCCAAGATTTCTTCTGAATTTGATTCTATATAATCATCTATAAATTTTTGAACTTTAGTTACATCACCTTTTAAAGTTTTATCAAGTAAATCTAAGACCCCCATTTTTAATGATAAATATTCATTTGATAATTTTTCTTTCAACTCATCATCAAATCCTTCGTTTAATGGAAAGATTTCTTTAAATGTTTTTAATTTTTCATCCATTTGTTTAATATTAATTTGTACTTCATAATTCTTCAATATATTATAAAGATTTTCTATATCTTCATAAACGTTATCGATTAATTGTTCATCCCCCTTTTCGTCTTTAACGACTTTATTTTTAATGTCTATGAAATAGTTTTTCTTTCCGCTTCTATTAAATAATAATTCAAATCCGTTTTTTGTCTCGTTAAATGAATCAAAATAATTACTTTTTATAACATCATGATTGTAAATATAATCACTAACTTCTTTGGATAAATTTAGCAAATCTGTGAATGAATGGTGATTTTCATATTGTTCGAAATATTTAGAAAAATTTAATGTCATGTTTTTTTATTTTTTTTTTATCTTAAACATATATATTAAAATAAAAAAATAATATTATATCTACTTATTTGATCTAATAGTATATTTATTACTCTATACGTATTTTTAATTTTAATTTTAAATAATTTTTATATTCTTGGGTGAATCTATTATTAGAACATTTTAAATATCTTAAATTCGTTAAACTTTCAATCCCTTCTAAATTGGTTAATTGATTATTAAAACAAATTAATTGTCTTAA